AGACCCGGCCCCCGGAGTATCCTCGGGCGGTTCACGGACCGGCGCCGGTCGGCCCCCGGGCGTGCGAGCGGACCGAGCGGTGCCGTCGGGGGCGATGCGCGAGCGACCGCGACCGAGCCAGAGGGCGCGCGATGCCAGTGTGGGGATCACACCCCCGGAGCGTTGGGTGCCAGGCGATACGTAGGATGGCATACAGGTCGCATGGGTGTGATGGGTGGTACGTCGCGCATGGGTGCCATGGGTGCGGACGGTCCGAGTGTGGCGAGTGTGGAGCATGGGTGACGTCGGGGGCTGCTAGGCTGAATGGGTGAGAGGTAGGGTCCTAGGTAGCTAGAGCATGGTCGGACGGGTAGCTAGTGCGGGATGGTCCGTGGGTGCACTCACTCTCCTGTGTACTCACTACCTCATGAGTACCCCATTGGGTAGCGATCCCGGGATCGACACACTAGGTACGAATTCGTGTTGACACGGAACCGTGCAAGCCCTACAGTGATGGTGGATCAAGGATCCACCGGACGACGCGATGCTACCTGGTAGCACGCGGGATCGCCCGACCTGGCATGCAACCTGAATACAGAGAACGGACCTAGAAACCATGTCGAACCTGAAGAACCCCAACGAAACCGCCCACTCCATCGCGATGGCACTCGGTCGCCGGATCAACCACGAGATCGACAAGCTCGCCAGCAAGCGCACCTATGGCGCGGGTAAGACTGGCACGGAGAATCCCTTCGCTCGGGTGTCGCGCGGCAAGAATGACGATGCGCGACGGATGCGCAACCTAGAGGGCGCCCTCGGGCAGTTGGGTGCAGCGAACGAGCGCTACATGCGTGTCTTTGCGGCGTACGTTGCCGCATGCGACGAGCTAGCTACCGCGACGGATGAAGCGTGCGGGATCGTGGGAGTGACGCGCAAGGGCATCGCAGAGTCCCTAGCGAACGTTGGTAGCGCTCCTACCGCGCTTCCCACCGATGAGATCGTCGAGATCGAATCCTCGGACGTCGCAAACGACGAGACGGAAACCGTCTCGGACGTCGCTGCTACCGCGTAGAGACTCGCGAGCGCTACCGCTCGCGCTTTCACGAGATCTCATCCTTCGGGATGGGATCTCGCGAGGGATCTCGTATCCGCTCACTGAACTCTCAAACCCTGAACTCGGAGTCTTGAATCATGTCCCACGCTACTCGCCACGCACTGAACTCTCTCATCATGTCGGCCGACTCTCTCGACTCTCTCGACGAGATCGCTGTGATGCTCGTCTCGGACGGATCGCCCGATCTGGATCTCGACGAGACGGAAACCGAGCGCTACCAGGTTCCCGGATTCACCGATGAGGATCTCTCCTGGTACCGCCGCGCGTACCACGCGATCTCGACGGATGGGATCTGAGATGACCATCACGTTCGGTGCTACTCCGGCCACGTGGATCGCATTTGCTCTCATCGTTCTGTTACTCGTCTGGCGACGGCGACGGTAGCGCGTCTCACTCTCATCGCTCGCACGCTGTAACTACGCGCTCGATCCATCGGGATCGTGCGTGCGGTTAGAACGGTCGAACGTCTCAACCTGAACTCGGAGTCTTGAATCATGATCCACGTCATCTGCTCGTCGCTTGCCATCCTCGATCCCTTCCAGTCCGATCCTGAACTCATGCGCGATTGGGGACTGACGCCGAACCGTACGCTCGTCGAGACTTCGCGAGCGTTCCACGCGTGGTGCGCGCGGATGCGTCGCTAGCTCGCATCGCGTCTCAACGCTCGCACGCTGTAGGTTCGCGCTCGGTCTCGCGTCAGAGATCCGTGCGCGCTCCTAGAACGGTCGAACGTCTCACAACCTGAACTCAACCTGAACTCGGAGCTTTCTCATGTCTCATGCCACGTCTCACGCGCTCGCATTCATCCTGAACTCGCACGACCCGATCACGGAGATCAATCTCGACGAGATCGACGACAACACCGATGCGCTGGATCTCGCGACCGTCGATCTGGATCTAGATTCCCTCGATGTGTGGCACGTCGATCCCATCTTCTACTTCGACAATTCAGCGTGCGATTCTCTCGACGATGCGACGTTCGACATGTTCGACCGTTACTAGCTGCAGCTGCTAGCTCGCGTGAATCGGCACGACGGATCTCATCCGTCGCGTGTAGGGTTCGATTCCCTACCACGGGACCAACACGTCTCACGTCTCAGAAACCTTCACCACGGAGTCTTGAATCATGCTGCGCTTCTACATGTGCGCGGGTTTACCGCGTACCCGCATCGTCCCGTCTCGCGAGTTCTTCGCGGACACTCTCGACGGAGCTTTCGCTCTGGCGCGTCTCGAATGGCCGGACGCAACCTGGATCGGTGTCGCGTGAAAACCGCATTCCGTTACCAGTCGCTGGAACCTGCGCTCTGGACTTCGCCGGAATTCCCGGAAGTCGAACGTGGCCACATCTCTCAGGGTGTCATCGCCGGTTTCCTCACGGGCAAACCACGATGGGCGATCGATCTCTCGGGGAATTTCCTCTATGGGCTCGACGCGAAAGGGAAGGAGATGAAATCCATCCCGGATGCGGCTGTCGAAGTGATGACCGAGATCTCGCGAGCATTCGACGCGGGAAACTACGCGAACGCGTACGAGTCATCTGATCTCGACGAGCATGACGAAGTGATCCAGGAGATGAAACCGCACGAGCGCGTGGCTTTCATCCTCGCGTTCTTCGCTTCCTACACTCTCGACGAGATCAGCCATCGCGAGGAATTCGACGAGTGCTACCACTCGGAAACCGGAGCGTACGTGATGAACGTCGCGGGCTACTGCGACCTGCGAGCGGAAGAGTACGCCGCGGACGGTGTCTCCGATGAGTGATGCGAAACCCAAGCGCGTGCGCACGTCGAAGACACGCGAGGCGCGCGTCCGGTCTCTCAAAGCTCAGATCGTCAGCGAGTGGGCGCGTGCCACCGAGCTGTCTCTGCCAGCGAACGATGTGCACGAGCGCTGCTTCAAGATGTTCGCGCGCGCCGACCTGACCGTCTCGCAGCGCGAGGAGTTGCGTGCCCACAACTGGGGCTGTCGCGATCTCACGGAGCGCACGCATTGCGTGTGGCAACTGTACGAGGACGGCGTGCGAGCGAAGCGCGCACCGAACGGCGCGACGCACGACATCGCGTACCACGACGGTACGTGGACGCGTCTCACAGGTCGCTTGGAGTGGCGCGGTTCTGGCGAGGGTTATTTCTCTCGCGACGAGCCCACGTTGCTGATGGTCCGCGAGAACGGACAACTCCGATCGGTCTAGTCTCGAATCCACCGACGCGGTGGTTTCATCGAGCCCGCGAGTCTCTCGTGGTTTCGATCAAGCCTCTGTCTCTCAACTCTCACCACGAACGGAGCCTGAACTCATGAAGAAACGAATCGATTTCGAGCACGATGCCATCGTCGCGGCCGAGCACTGGCACGGCGGAATGACGAGCATGCTCTACGCGCTGTCGTCCTCCGGCTACCTCGGAACCGGAACCATCCGTCCGCGCGGCTGCGATGGTCCTCTGTCCGACGACGAGTGGATCGCGATGCTCGCGGACAACTTGGAGTCCGAGGCGCAGAGCGCTCTCGATGACTGCAATCTCACGCGCGAACGTAGCAGCGCGAGCGAACACGACGAGCTGTACGAGGACGAGGACGGGTTGCGTAGCATCCTCACCACGATCAAAGAGTGGCGCGCGTCTCAGGTGAAGACGTGAGCGAGTTCACCGACGCGGTAGCGCGTGGCACGCACGGGATGGAAGGCGTCTCGAGCGGTGCGTGTCCGGGATGCATGACGTGCGCAGAGAATCACGGGATCGTGCTGCGCGACGAGAGCGACACGCCGCGAGCGCAGGAGACGATCGCCGCGGAGTTTCGCAAGCTCTGGGAGTCTGGCAAGACCAACGACGAAGCCGAGTTCTCGTGGTGTCCGTGTGGCGTGTGCGGATCGCGTCTCGGTGGAGACCGCTACGTGTGGCATTGGGTCCACGTGATCCCGAGCGGGAACCCGAACGTTCCCATCCGAGATCTCCACCACGAGTCGGACATGTGCACGGATTGTGTTCGGTTCCTCGCGAACGGCGACGAGCCCGAGAATTGGAAGCGTTGAACGGTCCGCCGTTCCAGCTGGCTCGCTTGCCAGGCAACGCACTAGACGAATTGCAACGTAACCATCACACGAGGGGTCTTGAGATATGAGCAAGTTCAACACGGGGAAGGATGCCGACGTCACGAACATCGGCGTCAAGGTGCGCTGGCTCGCTGGTAGCGCGATGCGCAAGTTCGCGGGTGACGCGGCGGGAACCATCGTGGCTCCGCCCGTCGGTTCGACGAAGGCGCCTGACGACGGCGTCTACGTAAAGTGGCCGAAGCTGAGCGGCCCGACGCCCGCATTCCTCGATGATCTCGAGGCGGCGAAGTGAGCGGGCCGGGCATCGACTACAGCGGCCCTGGATCCACGGACAACCGCGACACGGAGACGGGCATCCGCTACGGCATCATCCCGTTGCACGCGCTCGGCGAGGTGTTCGACGATTTCGAGTCCGTCTACACGGCGCGCTGTCCGCATTGCGGCGAAGACATCCCGGAGGACTTCCACTTCGAGTCTCGCGACGTGAAGGTGCCCGGTGGTCACCTGCGCAGCATGTTCGTGGCCGACTGCACGGAGTGCGGCAAGACCATCCGCGAGGATGACCAGTACGGCGACGAGCCCGACGCGCAGGTCTGCGAGAACGGCATCGTCACGGCGCACATCGACTCGTCGAACGACGTCTGGTTCACGAAGTCTCTCTACTTCACGCGCGCATCGTTCTGCTCGCCGTGCGCGCCGGGTGCCTGTCATCTCAACACGCCGTGCGATGACGGCGAGCGCTGCTACTGCCCGGGACACGACTGGTTCGAGGGAGGCGAGGCACCGTTCCCCGTCTACAGCGTGGAGACCGGCGAGCGCGTGGAGCGTGCGAAGTGAGGAAGCGCGAGCAAAACCGTCTCGTCAAGATCCTCGAGAAGCACGGCACCGTGACGGTCTTCCGTGAAGACGAGGACATCGACTACGTCGGCAACTGCTCTGCAGTCGACCCTGAAGCCGACGCGCAGCAAGAGCAGTGGATTCGCGAGCAGCTCGAGTCGGGGAACGCGTGGGCATGGTGCTACGTGCGGGTCGTCGTCTCGTACGGGCGATTCAGGGGAAGCGACGCGCTCGGGATGTGCTCGTACCTCAGCGAGGAGGACTTCCGCGCGGGAGGCTACTTCGAGGACCTCGTGCACGCGGCGTGTCTCGAGATCGTTGCCACGCTCGCAGCTGCCGGCGAGACGATCGAATCGCTGAAACGCCTGAAGGTGTGAACGAGCGCTGATTCCCGTCAAGCCGGGACGATCGAGAGCCGTCTCGACAGCGCGCGAAAGGATTGGAGGGCAGCATCATGAGGTCGTAGCTAAGGAGCGACGACGAGCCACGCGAAGCGCGTGGGTCTCGCCAGCAGTCTCGAGGGACTGCCGTCGCGCGAAACGAAACCCAAACCAGGAGCCTTGACCATGCCGAATGCAGAGCGAATTCCGATCACACAGTGGAAAGAGTGGAGCGACGTGTTCGCGTCCGCGACCGTCATCCCGGGCGACAAGCTCGCCGAGTTCAGCAAGCGCAGCCGCAAGGATCGCTCGAGTCACGTGTGGACGTTGCCGCCGCTGCGCGCCAACGAGCCGCGCGACCCGATGTACCTCGACAAGTTCTGCTCGTTGAAGCGTCTCGACCGGCGCATCTATCTCGAGGTGACGCCGACGAAGCAGGTCCTCGAAGCGATGACGCCGCGGATCACGTTCGTCGAGGGCGACACGATGAACTTCGAGGTCATCGAGTGGACGGACGGGCGCTCGCTCGTCGTCTGCCACAACTCGCGCATCATCGCTGGTCCATGGGTCGCGAAGATCAACTCCGTCACCATCCCAGACTTCAAGGAGTCGTGATGTACCAGTTCGAGACGACGTGCGTGAACTCGACGGGCGCGCTCATCGACGCGATGACGTCGACGGCGAAGGAGTGCACCTACCGCACGATGCGCAAGCACGTGGGCGACGCGATGGTCGAGATCGAACGACAGCTCGGCTACGACGTCGGGCACGGTCGCGAGATCGGGCTCCGGTTGTCCAAGGATTGGGCGGTGTCCTACCACCGCTCCACGTACGACGGTAGACCGTGCTTCTACTTCGTGTGGTCTCACATCGAGCACATCTTCTGCGAGGTGAAGTGATGACGAAAGCCGAAGCGAAGGCCGAGTTCGACGAGCTGTGTCCTCCCGAGTCGTTCCGATCGCAGCGCGGCTACATCGACAAGCCGATGCGTGCCGAGGCATGGAACAACTTCACGGACGCGCTCTGCAAAGACAGGCGCATCACGATGAAGCAGTACGAGAGCTGGACGCATCCGTGGAAGGACTAACCGTGAGGCGGTTCGGCTACATCTCCACCTACTTGTTCTGGCGCTTCCTCGCATTCGAGACGCACATCGGTTGCGGTGTCGTGCTGCAGCCGTTCGCGTGATGGTTCACCGATTCTTGTTGACGTTGTCACCAGGAATCTGTAAGCTCTCACTCACAACCTGAACCAAGGAACCTGAACATGAAGAAACTCGCAATCGCCATCCTGCTCGCGCCGAGCCTCGCGCTCGCGCACCCCGGTCACGACGACGTCGGCATCGGTGGCACGCCCGCCGCGCACGCGACCATCACCAACCCGGTGATCGTGCTTCTCCTCATCGTCGCGCTCACCCTCGCCGTGCGCGGCGTCGCCCGGATGGTGCGCTCGTGAGCATCAACGCGACCACCGTCAACGGCGACATCACGGCGCTCCTGAAGGCGCGCAACACGCTCCTGCTCGTGCGCAGCGACGACGAGATGCGCGTGGAGCGTGCGCTCGTGGGTGCCGCTGCCGCCGCGAAGTACGAGACGCGGTTCTGGGACTGTGACCGCGGCATCACGGGCGCGGACGAGACCACGCGGTTCTCGCAGAATGGCGACCCGTCGGCGGCGCTCGAGTTCATCCGCACGCGCAAGGAGCGCGCGGTGTACGTGCTCCGCGATCTCCACAAGTGGGTCGGCGACCCGACCATCCTGCGCAAGCTCCGCAACCTGTCGCGCGAGCTGCAGGTCGCGCCGCCGAACGAGGCGCGCAGCGTGGTGCTGCTCTCGCCGATGACAGCCGAGATCCCGCGCGACGTGCCCGAGATGACGGTCATCGAGTACCCGCTCCCTGACCGCGCGGAAGTCTCGCGCCTCCTGGACGACGTGATCGGCGCGCTGCCCGAGCCGATGCGCGCAGACGCCGCACCGAACGGCACGCGTGACCGCGCCATCGACGGCGCGCTCGGGCTCTCCGCCTTCCAGATCAGCAACAGCTACAGCCGCTCGCTGGTCACGAACCGCAAGGTCGACCCGGCGATCGTCACCAGCGAGAAGAAGCGCCTCATCGCTGGCATCCCGGGCGTCACGTGGCACGAGCCCGACCCGCGCGGCCTGGATGCCATCGGCGGCTACGGCGAGCTGAAGACATGGTGCACGCAGCGCAAGGCTGCCTTCACGCAGGAGGCGCGCGACTTCGGTCTCCCGGCTCCCAAGGGTGTGATGCTCGTCGGTCTCCCGGGCACGGGCAAGTCGCTCGCCGCGAAGTGCTTCGCCACGGCGTTCCAGGTCCCGCTGCTCCGCGGCGACCTCGGCGGCGCGAAGTCGAAGTACGTCGGCGACTCCGAGCAGAACATCCGCCGGCTCATCGCGCTCGCGGAGACGATGGCGCCGTGCGTGCTCTGGTTCGACGAGATCGAGAAGGCGCTCGCCGGCGCCTCCGGGCAGCAGGGCGACGGCGGCGTGTCCACCGACGCGCTCGGCGTCATCCTCTCCTGGATGCAGGAGAAGACGGCCAGCGTGTTCGTGGTGGCCACGGCGAACGACGTGCGCCAGCTGCCGCCCGAGCTGCTCCGCAAGGGACGCTTCGACGAGATGTTCTTCGTCGACCTTCCGCAGCAGGGCGAGCGTTGCGAGATCGTGGCGGCGTCGCTGAAGGCATTCAACCGTCCGATCGACGACATCGACCTGCAGGCGGTGGCATTCGCGACCGACGGGTTCGTCGGCGCGGAGATCGCGGCGCTCGTGCCCGACGCGCTGTTCGAGGCGTTCGCGGACGGGAAGCGTCCCATCAACACGGACGACCTGAAGCGGGCCGCGACGCGCGTCATCCCGCTGTCGAAGACGGCGAGCGAGAAGATCTCGACGCTCCGCGAGTGGGCGAAAGGACGCGCGCGACCGGCTAGCACGCCCGAGACCACGGCGCTCGGCACGACGCGCTCGCTCGACCTGTAGTTGGTGGAGTAGATTCGGGTTGACGTTGTCAACACGAACCTGCTATGCTCGCTACGTCACAACCTGAACCAAGGATCATGAACATGTCCAGCAACGCATCTGTCATCACCAAGATAGCGACGTGCTATCAGCCGAGCGATGGTCGTGCACCGTCGCGCTTCAAGCGGCTGATTCAGCGCGACAACACGAAGAAGCACTTCCCGATCGCGGTCGTCGAGATCGAGGACAACGTCGGTACGGGCTTCAACAAGTTCTTCGCTACCGAAGACGAAGCGTTCACGTACGTGGCGTCTGTTGGGTTCACGGACGTGGTCCGTGACATCATCACAGCTAACGAGTAGAGTGGTCACCGATGGCTCCTCCGCTCAAACACATCAGCGACTACTTCGCGAACATCGAACTAGTCGGACCGTGGTGGTGTTGGAGGTTGCCGAACCGAGTGGATCGCGACGGCTACGTCAGGCTCCACATGGGTGCGAAGAAACTTCGCGCGCACCGAGCCTTCTACGAGCACTTCATCGGACCGATTCCAGACGGACATGTTCCTGATCATCTATGCAGGAATACCTGGTGCTGCAATCCGAACCACCTCGAGCCTGTCACGCAGCGCGAGAACATTCTCCGAGGAGATGGGATCGCGTCGCGTAATGCGGCGAAGACGCACTGCCCGCAGGGGCATCCGTACTCCACGGAAAACACGAACGGCTACAACGGCTATCGAGCGTGCCGCATCTGCGCGAGGGAGAGAACGCGCAAATGGAAACGCAAACAACGAAACCTGAATCAAGGAGCATGAATATGTCGAACGCATCCGTTATCCGACCTGGGTTGTTGGTGTCCCTCAAGACCACCCTGCGCGGCGGCGTCGCCTACGAGCGCGTCGACCTCGTCACCGGCGACAAGCTGCCCGACGGCGCCGAGGTCTCCGAGTGGAAGACGAAGCGCACGATCGAGGACAAGGAGGAGCACGACGCGGCGACGAAGTGCCGCACGCAAGCTCGCAGCCTCATCACGAAGGTCTGCTCCAACACCTCGTTCGGGTTGCTCTGCCCCAACGACCAGGAGGGCGCGCTCGACGCCGCCGTGAAGGCCGCGCGCCAGCTGATGGACAACTTCAACGACACCTCGAAGCACGCGCGCGTCGGGCTGTGGGTCATCAAGGGCCGCGTCGCGAGCGACGACGCCGAGGCCGCGCGCGCCATCACCCAGGAGATCGCCGAGCTAACGGTGAAGATGAGCGCCGGCATCCAGGCATTCGATCCCAAGGCCATCCGCGAGGCCGCGGATCGCGCGCGCGAGCTGTCGAGCATGCTCTCCGACGAGAAGCAGGCGAAGGTCAGCGCGGCCATCGAGCAGGCGCGCAAGGCAGCCCGCACGATCGTGAAGCGCATCGAGAAGGAGGGCGAGGACCGCAACACGGTGATGCTGGACATCCAGCGCGGTCAGATCGAGAGCGCGCGCGTCGCCTTCCTCGACATGTCCGGCGAGATGATCGAGGTGGAGGCGCTCCCCGCGGTCAACGCGCAGCGCTTCGCCGACCTCGACGTGAGCGACGCCGAGCCCGCCACCATCGCGCCCGCCGCACCGACGCGGCAGATGGAAGTCGAGTGACCAAGCTGCTCAACGTCGAGGTCGTCATCAAGGTGACGACGAACAAGGGCGAAGAGACCATGAGCTACTCGATCCACGAGAGCGAGACCTTGGAGGATTTTCTCCACCGCCTCGCCGACGAACTCAACAGCATGACGGAGGATTGCTAGATGCCGTGCGACACCAGCTTGAAGAACGGGCAGACGCTCGAGGATCGCAACAACCAGGTGAAGGCGGCGCTGCGCAAGCTCGAGGCCGCGCTCAAGGGCGGCACCGTCAAGGTGAACATCGGATCGAACGGTGCCGTCGCGTTCACCGGGTGGAAGGACCGTGACGACGTCACCGACGTCTGCGCGTTCCGCACGCTCACCGCCGAGGGCTCGTGGGAGCTTCGCCAGGCCGTCGCGAAGGCCGAGGCGATGACGGGACGCAAGGTGAACGCGAACGCCGTCGCGAGCGGCACGCACTCGCACGACGGCGGGCACACCTGGCACAAGGGTCACTGATGCCAGCCATCGAAGGGCTCGAGGTCATCTACGCGCCGACGTACAAGATCGACAATCGCGCGAACGAGGACAAGGTGAGGATGCCATGGATGCTCCGCGCGACGTTCAGCCACGGCGAGTTCATGCGCGTCACCGCCGTGTTGCTGTACGGAGGCTGCGAGGAGTTCGTGCTGCGCGCCGACACGCGCGAGAAGCTCGAGGAAGCGATCCTGGCGAACGTGTGGGGCACGCATCCTCGCCGCATCCGCATCACGCTCACGCACCCCGATGGTCACGACGAGGACCTCACGAAGCGATGAGCAACCAGCACGTGACCAAGGTCGACGAGAACGAGGAAGGCAAGTTCGTCCCGAGCTGTACGTGTAAGTGGAAGGGCGACGCGCGCGGCATCCGCAAGCTCGCGCAGAAGGCCGCGGAGATGCACCGCGCTCGTGCGAAGGTCGACACGCTGTGAGGACGGATGCGCAGTTCGCGTACGGTGCGATCCTCGATTACTGGGTGAGGTGGAGAGCGGTGCGTCTCAAGATCGAGCGTGCGCGACCTCGACCTCGCCGCTCCCTCGCAGGGTCGCTCGCCCTCGCGATGATCATTGCGAAGCGTTGAACGGTCCGCCGTTCCAGCTGGCTCGCTTGCCAGGCAACGCACCGGATGCTTGAACCAACCCTGAACCGAGGAGAGAACATGGCAATGGGATTCGACGTGGCAGAGTTGCTCGAGACAATCAAGGCGAAGGATGTCGAGATCGAGCGCCTGAAGAGAGACTCAGAACACTTCCTGCTCTTCGGGGAGGACGAGATGCAGCTGCTCAAGAATGTGCTTTATGCATGCGACGAGGGCGAGAACTACACGTTACTCGAACGGCGAGCAGAAGCTCGTCGAAGGGATCAACAACAAGCTCGGCAACGCGCTCGACGTCTTCGACAGGGCGCGCCGCGAGAAGATCGAGTTCGCGGCGTCGCTCACCGAAGACGAACGCCAGCTCATCAAGAAGCTTCGCGCGGAGAGAGGTGGAAAATGATCGTCGTCGTCACCGAGGGCGAGCTGTTCCGGGCAGCTCACAAGCAGGCACGCGAGATGAGCGAGCGCATCGTCAAGCTTGCCGACCTGAACGCGTCACCGCTCGCGCCGGGCGAGACGGTGGATGCGCGCCGCCACCAGATCGCGAAGCTCGGCAAGATGCTCGCCGAGGCGTTCATCACGATCGACAACATCGTGTCGCAGCACGACACGCCGCCGAGCGACGTGACCGCTGGCGAGGTCGCGAAGCATGACGACGGCACTGCAAACTGATGTCATCGCGACGAATCGCTACGGCCTGACGTTCGTCGAGAACAAGTTCACCCAGACGTACGCGAGCGGGCGTCGCTGGAACAGCTACTACAAGCACGCGTGCACGCGGTGTGGCTGGTCGTTCGCCGGCGGACGTTGGAGAGGCCACCGCATGGCCGACTGCGACGCCGTCATCGCGCAGGTCGAGCGCGGCGAACTCACCGATCCGAAGCCTCGCAACCTCGGCAAGTAGTGGACTATTGGTGTTGACAACGTCAACGCTAATGGTATACTCATTCCCACCAACCTGAAAGGAACCTGAACCATGATCGAGAAGAAGGTCGGAGACCGCGTGCGCGTCGACGTGAAGGACGTGAGCGCGTGGAACGCGGACGCGCTCAAGGTCCTCCAAGGCCAGACGGGCGTCGTCACCGAGGTGCTCACGCACGAGCGCGCGACCGGGCACAAGAAGGCGCTCGCGTCGTGCCTCGTGAAGTTCGACAAGTCGCCGGGCAAGACCTGGAAGTGGGGCAGCGACGTGCAGTCCCACTGGTTCGACGTCAACGAACTCGAGGTGCTCGCGTGAGCCTGATGGATCGCCAGAAGGCGATGATCCGACTCGAGGTCGCGGCGATCCGGTGGTCGGACGCGGCAAGCAAGGACAGCGACGGCTCGGACGACGGCAACCCACTCGTCGAGGCGCTCACCGAGCTGCAAGAGGCGGCGGACAGCTACGCGAAGAAGGTGTCGCCCGAGTTCAAGGCGCAGCTCCTCAAGGAGGGTGCGTGAAGTTCAACGGCGCGACGTCGGTGCTGGAACTGCAGCGCTACCTCAACGACAACCGACTCGACATGCAAGTCGTGTTCGTATCCAGCGCACGTGCTTGGCGCGTCACGATCGCGGGAGGCGATGTGAACTATCGCGGCGAGCAGCAGACGTGGATCGGCATCGGACGCGTCATCGGAGAGGCCATGCAGAACGCCGTCGACAAGTTCGAGGAATCGACTCGGAGGCCAGCGTGAGCCCGCCGTGGGAGGTCCTCGGCGTCGGCGCAGCTGCCGGCGGCGTGGTCGGGATCTACGTCGGCTACCAGACGCACAAGATCGTGCTGCGCGTTCAGGACTGGCGCCAGCGTCGCGCGTTCGCGAAGCTCGACGCCGCGAAGCTGGCTGACGAACGTCGCAGGGAGCTGCCCGCTGCTCGCCTGGCGCCACCGCGTGAACGTCGCCCGCCGTCCGAACCCGGCACCAAGATCGTGCGTCCATTTCGCAAGGTGATGACCAAGCCTCAGCTCACCCCGATCGTCGACACGACGCGTGGCGAGCGCGAGCCCATCTCTGCGAACCCGTGGCGCGACGACGTCATCGCGGCACTCACGGGTGCCGGCTACAGCCGGAAGGAAGCGATCCGGTGGACGGACGCGTGTTCGACCGACTCGCGCATCGACCTCGAGACGTGGGTCACCGCGGCGCTCACCGGCGCCGTAGCAGGTGACACGTGAGCGAAGAGTTGTTCAAGCGCTACGCCGAACTGCTGCGACGCGCGTGGCTCAACCCGTCGCACGCACCGTGGCAGAAGGACGTCTACGACTTCGAGCACGAGCACTACGACGAGCTGCGCAGCCACTTCATCAGATGGCAGGAGAACGCATGAGCCTCCACAGTAGATTCGGTTTCCGCAAGCGTCCGTGCATCTACAAGGGTGCGGCTGCCGTCGCCGAGGTGCGTCCGCAGGGCAACTACGTCTGGGTCAGCATCGACGGTGGCAACTCGTACCACGCGCTGAACGAGGCGCAGGCGCGCCGCGACGTCGTCATCGTCGGCGAGCCCAAGGAGAACCTGCTCACGGACAAGCAGCTGGCGCTGCTGAACGAGATCCGCGACTTCCCGCGCGGCGGGATGTTCCTCAAGGGACCGCAGGTGACCGTTGCTCGCTCGCTCGAGAAGCTCGGGTGGGTGACGCTCGAGGACAACGGCAAGATGAAGAAGACGACGGGTCGCGACGACGGCGAGCGCTGGCTCGCGAAGATCCCCAAACCAACGGATGACGCGTGAAGAAGACTATCGGAGATCACTTGGCGGCGATTCGCATCGTCGGTCCATGGTCATGCTGGAGATCTCCGATCCACCCCAAAGAAGATGGGTACGTGCGCATCACCGTGAACTACGCGCAGCTGTATATCCACCGCGCATTCTACGAACACCTCATCAAACCAATCCCCAACGGAATGGTTCCTGATCACCTCTGCAGGAATCGCTGGTGCTGCAACCCGAACCACGTCGAGCTGGTCACGCATCGCGAGAACACCCTGCGCGGCGACGGGCTGTCAGCTCGGAACGCTCGCAAGACGAAGTGTCCGCAAGGTCACGCGTACACCGAAGAAAACACCACAATCTCCAACGGTCGTCGATTCTGTAGAGCTTGCCATCGTGCAGCTTTTCATCGACGCAAGAAAGACAAGACATGAAGGACAACGACATCCGACCGAGCAGTTTCGACAGCTTTGTCGGTCAACGAGAAACCGTCTCCGTGCTTCGTCGAGTCGTGGTTGCCGCCTCTCACAACGATCGTGCATGCGGACACGTTCTGCTGACTGGTTTGCCTGGATGTGGCAAGACGAGCCTCGCACAAATCGTAGCCACGGAGATGAAGTCGAAGCTCCACGCCGCCATCTGTCAGGCGATCGAACACAAGGGCGAGCTGACCGGGATGCTCACGTCACTCGGGAAGAACGACGTGCTGTTCCTGGACGAGCTGCACGGACTCAAGCCTGCTCTTCAAGAATTGTTGTACAGCGCTGCGGAGGACGGCCACGTCGACCTCAGCGCGGGCAAGAAGACCATCCGCCTGCCGCTGCAGCCGTTCACGCTCATCGGCGCGACGACCCGCGCGCACCTCATCACCGGCCCGCTGCGCGACCGCTTCGCGTACACGTTCGACCTGAAGCACTACAGCGTGCTCGACCTGTCGATCATCGCGAAGCGGACGATGGAGAAGCTCGGCATCGGGTGCAGCGACCCGGCGCAGATCGCGGTCATGATCGCGAACCGAGCGCGTGGCACGCCGCGCATCGCGAACCGCCTCGTGCGCGCGTGCCGCGACTTCATGCAGTCCGCCGGCGAGCGCGTGATCACGTGTGAGGTCGCCGACCACACGTTCGATGCGCTCGGCGTCGATGCGCTCGGACTCACCGTGAACGACCGCGCCTATCTCGGGATCCTCTGCGAGCGGCTCGGCGCGCCGTACGGCGTGATGGCCATCGCCGCGCAGCTCGGCCTCGAGCGCGGCGTGATCGAAGGGATCATCGAGCCGTGGCTGCTCGAGACCGGCCTCATCCGCCGCACGCCACAAGGTCGGATGGCGATGCCCGCGGCGGTCACGCATCTCCAGAACAACCCGATGACGACGCCGAGCGAAGACGACGAGAGCGTCGCGGAGTACACGTCGTGAAAGGGACCATCAACCTAGGCGACGAGATCGAACTCGTTGACGAGAACAACGGGTTGTACGCACGCATCCGCGTCCGCGAGCGCGTGGATAACAGGAAGGCATCCATCTTCCTGACACCCGACCAGCTGGTAGAGCACGCGCACGACTGCATCGTGCTCGCGCGCGCCATGAGGCATCGCCGATGAACGAGTGGGCGATCCACACGACCAACGCGCTCCGTGGCTGGCACACCGCGTTGGCGCGCTTTGAAGACGACATGCGCCAGATGCCGATGGGTGCGTCTGACTCTCGCCGCGTGGCAGCACTGCAGCGCCTCACCGCGGCACGCGCCGAGTACCGGCACCTCGTGTTGTCCTGGTACTGGAAGCTGCTCACGCCGATGGAGATCGGGGCGTGCGTGCCGGACGAGGTCGCGACGCTCCTCGCCGAAGAGTGGGACGCCAAGACCAGATGACCCCGTGTCCAGATCTTCTCTGCGACGGTGCGATGGAGCACAAGTGCACGGCGTGCGGTCGGTTCTTCGACTTCAAGCTCGCCACCACCAAGCAACCCAAGAAAATTCCTCAGCGCGCCGACCGCGTCGCCGAATACGAGGAACGAAAGAAGAAGAGAACATGAAGACCGACAACTTCGTTCCGATCGCGGCGCCGAAGCGCACACCGCGACCCGCGCCTGAGATCAACACGTCGAAGACGACGCAACTCGTCGACGAGCTGGCGCGCAAGGTCATCCAGCGCGTGCTCATCGACATGCGCTCCAAGGAGCAGGGCGGGTACACGTCGCTCAGCGACGGTGCGTGGTGCTTCGTCTCCACGTCGCTCGGACAATTCACCGCGAATGAGCTGGACGCGCTATTCGCCTTCGCCGGGATCGTGCCGGACGAGGTCGAGGTGGTCGGCAGCTGCGCGGACTGCGCCAACAGCAACGACGGACACGAGCGCGGCTACTCTAAACCCTGCGTGATGTGCCTGCGTCCGTCGCACATCAACCACTTCGTGCCGCGAGAGAAGCTCGCGAGAGGAAAGAAGCGATGAAGGAAAAGAAGAAGAGCGGCTGCGCGCAGTGCATTGACCCACAACTCAAAGGTCTGCACACGTGCGAGAAGCGCGAGCGCGCTCCGAAGTCGAAGTGCGGCGCTATGGTCCGCTACTGCGGACACGACGCGATGTTCGTCGCCGACGTGTTCGAGATCGCCGGCGCGTGCGTGGTCGTCGCGTCCGCCGCGATCGACAAGTGCCTCATCCGACCCGCCACCGACGAGGCGACGCACCACCTCATCGACTGGCCCAAGGCTGGGTATTGGAACCCACGCGCAGGTATCTTCGTCGTGCCAAGCGACCAGGTGACCATCCTGTGAGCCGCTGCACTGGTCACTGCTGCAAGCGATTCCCTCTCCCGTACAGCGTCGACGAGCTGAAGGAGGGTGTGAGCCGGACGACCGGCATGAAGCTCGGACGTCCCGGCGAGGCTGCCGTGCTCGCCGACATGCTGATCCCGCTCGGCACGTCGACGTATGGCGATGGCGAGAAGTCGTTCCTCTACACGTGCCGCCACCACGACACGGAGACCGGCGACTGCCGCATCTACGAGACGCGCCCCATGATGTGCAGCGAGTACCCGTACGGGAACGAGTGCGCGATCGAGGGCTGCACCGCCGAGAACAAGGGCGTCGATCCGCTCACCCAGATCCGCCTGAAGGCCGACTGGCGGAACCTGAAGCCCGACCGCGGTGGTGCGTGATCACGCAGGTCAGGTTCGACCCTCTCTTCAAGAAGTACGACGGCGCGTGGATGCGCGTGCGCTGGATCGAGTTCGCGAAGCGGACCGGGCTCGACTGGAACGTGTTCCTCGGCCGCTACGACTCTTTCACCGACTACCAAGGAATATCCCATGAGACGTTTCTCGATCATGTTCCCTCCCTTCGGCTCCGCGATCATCGCGGTGACGGCGAGCCTCCTGACGCCATCATGCGTCGAACCATCAACGCAGCCGTCGCCGCCTCTCGACGCGCCCGACGTCCCAAGCTGCGCTTCGGTCAGCGCCGAGTGCGAGCGCCAGGCTGAGATGAATCTCACCTGCGCGATGGACCGCGTCTGCCACTGCGACGTCGGCACCAAAGAGAACCCGGAGCGCGTCGCGTGCATCCGAGGAGACCTCTGATGCCGAGGGAAGCGCCGGAGTGGTGGCCTCCGAAGGTCGGCGACAAGCTCCGCCACCAGACGCTGCACGGTGATGGACAAACCGGCGGCGTGAAGCACGTCGACGCGCTCCTCCACGTGCTGTCCGTCTTTCCTGACCAGGACGGCGAGACGCGCATCGTCACTGCCGAGTGGTACCCGACGAAGCGGCGTTGGAACTACGAGGTGTGGTGGTGGTACCAGGCGGCGATCGGAACCATCTTTCGCGACGGAACGGAGAAGCCAACGTGAACATCGAGATGCAGTGGCTCCACGAGCAGATCCAGAAACAGGCGCAGGCGATGTACGAGCGCTGCGGCACGCACATCCTCGCGGAGGTCGCGATCGTCACGTCGTATGCGTTCGTCTGTGGCCTCACCGAAGACGTCATCGTCCGCACATCCGTCGGCAACGTGAAGATCGTCCTCCGATGAAGCAACAATTCAGATCGACCAACTTCCGCGAGAACGCGCGCTCGATGATCGCGCAGGCCGATGCGATCATCGCCGAGTACGGCGGGCAGAAGCTCACCGCGCGCCAGCTCTTCTACCAGTTCGTGTCGCGCGACCTGATCGCCAACACGCCGCGCACGTACCAGAACCTCACGAGCATGCTCACCGACGCGCGGTACGCGGGTCTCATCGACTGGGAAGCCATCGAGGACCGCGGGCGCGAGCCCGACGTGCCCGGTGAGTGGGACAGCGTCGACGAGCTTGTCGACCTCGCCATCCGGCAGTTCAGGCTTCCGCGGTGGGCCGACCAGCCGAGGTACGTCGAGCTGTGGGTGGAGAAGCAGGCGCTCGCCGGCGTGCTCGCACCGATCGCGCGTCGCAACCACGTCCCGCTGATGGTGAACAAGGGTTACAGCTCGGCGAGCGCGATGAAGGCGAGCGCGGACCGCATGCTCAGCGCCTGCGGCGTCGACGTCGAGGTGCAGTGCGACAACTGCATGGCGCCGTTCGAGAACCGCTCGAACACAGGCAAGTGCGAGGGATGCGAGACGAAGACTGATCCGATCTTCCGGTGGAACTTCGAGGGCGGCGATCGCGACGGCGAGCAAGCCGAGGATGGCGAGCTGAAGCAGTGTGTCGTGCTCTACCTCGGCGACCATGACCCGAGCGGCAACGACATGGTCCGCGACATCCGCGAGCGCCTCGGCGAGTTCGGTGTGCCGAACCTGAAGGTAGAGAAGCTCGCGCTCACGATGGCGCAGATCCGGAGGTATCGCCCACCGCCGAACCCCGCCAAGATCACCGACTCGCGCGCGGCGGCGTACATCGAGGAGTTCGGCGACCAGAGCTGGGAGCTGGACGCGCTCAATCCTCAGCAGCTGAACGCGCTCGTCGAGACAGCCATCAACAACAACATCGACCGCGATCTGATGAACGCCATGATCGCGCGCGAGAACGAAGAACGCGAGCGCGTGCGCGCCGCCATCGTAGGGAGCAGAACACCATGACCAAGAAGCTATCGAGTCGAACGGATGACGCGCTGGCGGTGTACGAGGCCGAGCGTGCCGCCAAGCTCAAGGCGCAGCTGTCGCTCGTCGAGGAGAGATCCAAGCCGCTGAACGGACGCTTGCCGAAGAAGATCGACACGCTTAAGGTGAAGGTGGCGCTCGACACGCGCGGGTACTCGACGGTGTCGTTCATCCTGCGGCTCGAGGGCTCCGAATTCATCGCCGAGCACGACACCACCTGGTACGTGTCCAAGTCCCTCGACGCGCTGAAGGCGCGCATGGAGATCGTGGCGAACACCGCCGTCGCGCTGGTGTGGACGCGCTACATCCGCATCTCGTACGAGGCCGTCATCCCGTACCGAGGTCACAGCGGCATGCACGGCACGACCACGCGTGGTCTCAACCGCAAGCACGAAGACGAGGACGGCGAAGACTCGCGTCCCATCTTAGGCATCAACCTGACGTGGCACGTCGAGGAGTACACGAACCCGTTCCGGCTGCCAGGCGACACTGCGGATCGCATCCTCAAGCGAGACGTCGACGATGACGACGGGACCGCGGCATCACACAACCAGGCGGTGCGCGAGATGCCGCCGGTCGGGCTCGTGCTGTTCAGCGAAGAGCGGCTCGAGGTGCTCAAGCAGATCCGTGCCGGTATCACTGCGCTCGACGATCGCCTCTACGCGCTGTTCGGTGGTGACACCACGAAGGTCGCCAAGCAGCTCGACAAGATCCAGGACGGCAGCCGTCTGCTCGGAGCTGGGAAATGAGCAAACCTCCACGTGATGACCCGATACGGATCCGCACGAAGTCCTGCGTCGTGATCCACATCCCGGCGCGTCCGAGCGTGCTCGAGGTGTTGCCCGACGGCGACGCGCAGCAGTTCGCCTTGACAGTCGACGAGGTGCGCGAGGCGCTCAGGATCGGCGCGGAGGAGCGGCGTCGCGCCGAAGGCAAGCTAAGCGTTGACATTGTCAACAAGAAATGAGATAGTAGAGCCCATGCCGAGGAAGCGACCAGCCGAAGAAGACCGGAAGCCTGTGGGACGCCCGAAGGTCCTGCCGGCGGAACTGGACACACGCATCCAGATCCGCTGCACCAAGACCGAGGAGAGCGCCTGGGAGGTGAAGGCCAAGGCGATGGGTTACACGCGCAGCCAGTGGATCCGCAAGGTCCTGAACGCCGCGCTCAAGCCGAAGATCGCGACGTGACGTGACCGAACGCGAGATCGAGGAGTTCCGACGCGCCGAGCGCGAGCGGATGGCGCCGATGCGCGAGGCAGCTCGCAAGGAAGCCTTCGTCCAGGGGTACATCCGCGGGAAGTTCGGCGACGACACGTCGAAGTACACGGACGACCAGCTTCTCGACCAGCTTCCCGAAGCAGATGCTGCGTACAGGGCGTTCATCAAGCTACGCTCGCCTGCATGAAACTCAAGGACGTGATCGAGTCTCCCCCCGAAGCATCGGCGCTGGGAGGGCTTGAGGCTGTGGCAGAGCGGGACCCGGTCCTGTGGTGCGCCCTGAACCGCCGGGTGAAGGGCGAGGCGCTGATCTACGACAACGCGCGCAGGCTCTCGCCGGAGTCGCTCGGCTTCATCCAGAAGACGCTCATCAGGTCCGACTACGAGCGCGAGCTGTACTCGCGGCTGCTCCACCACCGGCCGTTCCTCAAGCAGCCGCTGCGCGACGACCACAAGCACAAGGCTTCGCAGAAGGGTCGTCAGATCGGGTGGTCGGAGCTGGCCGTGTCGGAGGTGTTCCACTTCCTCTCCACGCACCCAGGCACGAAGCTCATCCTCACGTTCCCGCGCGACAAGCAGCTCGCCGACTTCTCGATCACGCGCATCGGCACCGCCTTCAACGAGTCGCCGCGCATGGCCGCACTCGCCGGCATCCCGAACCAGGTCTTCACGAAGAAGATCGGCGAGTCGTTCCTCATCATGCGTTCCGCGTGGGAGAGCAACCTCGGCGAGGGCGTCGACGCCGACGCGGTGTTCCTGGACGAGAAGGACCGCATGCGCGACAAGGTCGAGCTGGCCTTCCGCGAGTCGCTGAAGTCGTCGAAGTACGGCCTGTTCCGCGAGTACAGCACGCCGACGCTTCCCGGCCGCGGGATCAACGTCGCCTTCAACGACTCCGACCAGCAGGTCTGGATGGTGAAGTGCGAGAAGTGCGGCGAGTACCAGGAGGTCGACTGGCAGAAGAACATCGTCCGCGTGAAGGACTTCCCAGAGGGCACGAAGGAGCTGCCGCCGGAGAGCTACGAGTACCTCTGCCACAAGGTGAAGTGCCGCGGGAAGCTCGACCGCGTGTTCTCCGGCCAGTGGGTCGCGCGCTTCCCGAGCCGCAAGCACATCCGCGGCTACCACGTCCCGCAGTTCATCGCGCCGTGGATCTCCGCGACGCGCGTGATGCAGGACAAGATCGACTTCAAGTGGCTGCAGCCGTGGCTCAACTACGTCGCGGCGCTCCCTGGCTCGATGGACGACGCGCTCGTCAGCGACGTCGACTTCCAGAACGCGTGCGCCGGCCATGAGTTCGTGCTCGGCCGCACCGACGAGTGGTCGCAGATCACCGCCGGCATCGACTGGGGCTACTTCAACTGGGTGTTCGTGCTCGGTCGCTCCTCGATCAACGGGCTCGTGTACCTGCTCAACATCGGCATCTTCGAGGACAGCTCGGAGGAGCTGCGGTCCGCGAAGGACGTCGAGCGGTTCCTCGGCCCGTACTCGCCCGACCTCGTCATCGCGGACGCCGGCTACGGCAAGGACCGCAACTCGTACCTCCTGCGACGGCTATGCCCCGTCGGCAACGAGGATCGCTTCTACGCGCAGTGGTACAACCCGAGCGCGCACAAGAGCCGCACCTTCCAACCCGAGTGGAGCGACCCGGCGCGCGCACGCGTCCTCGTCGACCGCACGATGCAGATCAAGAACATCTGCCATGCCATCAAGGAGCGTGAGTTCGGGCTCGCCAGCCTCGCCCTCGACAAGATGCAGATCCTCCACAAGCACTTCAGGGCGCTCGCGCTCATGAAGGAGATCGACGACGACACCAAGGAGATGATCGAGGCGATCGCCTCCTCGGGTGACGACCACCTCGTGCACGCCGCTGGCAGCGCGTGGCTCGCGATGGAGAAGCTCAGCAAGAAATCGCCGTTCAGCTTCTCGTTCGAGGGTTAGTGTTGACATTGTCAACCAGAACCTGGTAGAGTTCCCGCCATGCCCACAGCTGCAGACCAGATGACCACGATCGTGAAACCCACCGAAGAGCTGGAGGCGGAGCTGGCCAAGCTCTCCACCAACATCGACGCCGGCAGCATCCAGCTGAGCGACGACAAGAACCGCTTCGGGTGGATCTCCGCGGAGCTTGCGCGCCGGCGCACCACCGCCGACGAGCAGCCCGCACCGCAGCCCGACGTTACGTGGGAGCAGGCGCTCACCCGCGAGAACCAGCGCCTCGAGAGCGACAACCGCGCGCTCGTCAACAAGATCATCATGATGGAGAGCGAGCAAGGGAAGCTCGTCGTCGAGACGATGATCGCGAAGGACGAGAAGCGCGTGCTCGAGGAGCGCCTCACCCTCGTCTCCAAACTCATCAAGTCCCAACCCTCCGAGTAACCGCAACAGCAACGAGATAAGAGAGAACCAAGAACATGTCCGTGAAATTGATGACCACCGAGCAGATCCACAACAACCTCGAGACAATGATCAAGCAGTGGCCGGGCGGGATCCCCGAGCAGCAGGTCGACCAGATGAAGGCTCTGAAGTCGGAGCTGAAGCGTCGTGGCGCTGCCCAGCGCGAGCTGCAGCCGGAGGAGCCGAAGCAGATCGAGGTCTCCGAGATGTCGGCCGAGCAGCTCGGCAACGAGCTGCAGCGCCTCTCCCAGGCCATCAGCAAGAGCCCGCACGACGAGTCGCTGCAGGAGCGCTTCGCCGACGTCCGCTTCGCGCTCCGCGCGCAGTCGAAGGCGCCCGCGGCCTCCATGACGACGCCGCGCAAGATCCGTAAGGAGCAGCTCGACTTCACGCCCGAGGCTCCGAACGAGATCTACCCGGGATCCCTCCTCGGCGAGGCGATGAACGCGGCCGAGAAGCTCGGTCCGTCGTTCACGGGCGAGCAGCTCGGTGAGGCGATGCAGCAGGGCGAACCGCTCAGGAAGATGCGTCCCGGCGGCGCGCGTGACTTCGAGGCGATGATGCGCAAGGTCAACATCGCGACCATCGCCTCGAACATCGCCGCACGCATCCTCTCGATGGGCGACGGCGACATCAACGGCGACGTGATCGACGAGACGTGCACCGTCGCGGTCGCCGCCGCCGAGAGCATCTTCGCCAAGCTCGGGCTCTGATCACGGAGGTCCTGTGATGTACGACTCGAAGGAGTTGGATCCCGCGGCGATCGCGGCGGACGGGGAGCGCACCTCGCGCGTGCGTCAGCTGCCCGGCTACAAGATCATCGTCGCGGGATCCCGTCACATCAGGACCAAGCTCGCCGTCAAGCTGCTCACCGAGCACTGGGACTCGATGTGCAAGGCGATCAAGGCACGGCCCGACTTCGTCATCAGCGGAGGGCAGCGCTCGCAGGACGACGGCGTGTGGTACGGCGTCGACTACGCCGGCGAGCGCGTCGCCAGGGCGCTCACGCGACACGAGGCGATCGTGTTCCCCGCGAACTGGAACCGCTTCGGCAAGGCTGCCGGTCCGCTCCGCAACCTCGACATGGCGAGCGTCGCGCACGCGCTGTTCGTCATCTGGGACGGGAAGAGCCGAGGGAGCGGTCACATGCTCGGCTGCATGGTGGCGCGCAAGCGACCCGTCTACGAGATCGAGATCGAATTCACCAACAAGAGGTAGCCGCGCATGTTCAAGTCCGAGATCGCCGACATCATCACGACCGTGTCTGGCAACATCCTGCGGACGCAGATCGAAGATGTCGACAAGTTCGGCGACTGTCGCGTCTACGTGATCATCGATCGCACGTGCAGCGCCGTGGTCATGGAGAGCATCAAGTTTCGCGTCGAACAAGAGCTGCGCAAGGCTGGTCCGCTGACCGTCAAATGGATCGTGCGCATGGAGTACGAGGAAATCGAGGCGGTGACACGCTACGAAGATCTGCCGAAGATCCAGTTCTCCAAGCGCGAACGAATGGCATGGCTCAACCCGATCGTGCCTCCACCACCGGAACCACCACCCAGCGCCGCGTACATGAAGCTCTCCGAAGAAGGCAAAGTTTCGTTCGACAGCCTGCTGAAGACGGCGACCGAGATGCTCGAGAAGTCGAAAGAAGATGCGATCGATCTCGTCACCGCGAGCGCATACGCCGCCGGTATCATCACCGCAGACGAGGCGCGCGCGCAGTTCGGTCTACCGGATGTACCTGTACCAGCACCCCGCACGCGCTTCTCCGCCGTCGTGGAGGAGCTGACCGTGGAGATCGCACCGCTCAAGAAGCCGACGCCGACGACCGAGCCGGCGCGGCCGAGGGCTCCACGTGTCTTCGAGCCGACGATCCGCGTGATCAACAAGCAGCTGTCGGCGTGCCCGGCGTGCGGCTGCACGGCGTTCACGATGAACGAGACGAAGAGCAGCGTGTGGTGTCGCGGATGCAAGAGCACCCCGGTCTACGCGCTCGAGTTCGTCGACAAGTCGATCCCCGACAGCGCCATGTACATCTGCAACGGCTGCCGCACGCAGGCGCGTGTCACGATGACGATGTCGGAACTCAACCTCTGGTGCTGGAAGCGCTGCATCCCGGCGCGCGCGACGTTGCACAGCATCGTGCCGGAGTTCGGCAACAAGTTCCCCGCTGGCCTCTACTGGAAAGGTTAGCGGCCTTCGGCGAGGAGCAGCGCCTGCTCCTTCTCTTGTGCGACGAGATCCTCCAGGAACGTGCCCTCCATCAGAGCGCGCTCCGTGATCGCCACGAGCGCCTCGTCCGCGCGGCCCGCGTCGATCTCCTCCGAGTCGACGTCGACGCCGAGGCGCTTCATCGAGCCGAGCAGGAAGTTCTTGAAGCTGACGTCGACCGTGCCCTTGTGCTTGTGCTGGATGGTGCCGTGCACGTTGACGTCCACGCGCTGCTTGTCGAGCCCGTAGATCTCGTCCTCGCGCCGGCTCTGCTCGCGGAACTCGTTGAGCCAGTCGCGCGCGGCGAGGCGCGCGTTGAGGTCCTTCGGGTTCTCGTCCGCGATGTCGATCATCTTGTCGGCGAGCGCCTGCGCCTTGTCGGTGAGCCGCAGCGTCTGCATGGTGCGGCGCTGTCGCGACGTCTTGAACCTGTCGAGGTTCTCCTCGTACATGCGCGTCTCGAAGCGCTCGTCCTCCATCCAGCGTGCGATCGCGTGACGCTCACGACCCAGCTCGCGCGCGATCTGCGACTTCGGGAAGCCCTGCATCGCGAACGCGAACGCCTTCTCGCGCTCGTCCGTCCACCAGGGATCCTTGACCTCGGGCACCTCGTCCGGATCGACCACGACCTCCGCCAGCGTCTCCGCGGGCTCGTCGTGCTCGATCAGCGAGGTCGGCGGCGGCTGCTTCGCGAGCTGTGCCTCCATCACGCGCGCGCCCTTCTTCGGCTTGCGCGCCGCGGTGCGCTTCGCCTTCGGCGGCTTGATGTTGCGATCGTGCGCCTGCTTCGCGCGGCTACGTCGGGTGCCATCGCGCGGCGCGGTAGATCGGTCGGTCTTGGACTCGCTCATGCTGCAGCTCTCCTGGCATCGGACAGGTCGGTGACGAGCTGGTCGCGCAGATGCGCCGGCAACATCAAGACGCGCCGACGCAGCTCCTTGAACGTGCTGTCGTGGTTCATCAGTCGGCGCCAGGACCACAGCGTGGTACGCGAAACGTTGAGCCTCTCGGCCACGTAGGACGGCGGGATCCCGCGCCCGATCATCCACTTCGCCTTGGCGAAGAGGTCGACCTTCACGACGGGTTTGCGACGACGGCGAGCCCCGGGCACCAGTTCAGTCTACGCAGCTCGGGTGGTAGGTGCAACCGCCCCGTTCTGGACATCGTGTTGACGACACACGATCGGGCTCCCGGCGACGATCCATGTACCAGTGGTACAGACGAACTGTTCAGCCTGACTTCTTGCACGACTTCGCGTGCGACACGACCAACGCTCGTAGTGATGGTTCAGGTTGGATGAGCTGCACGTCTTCGGCGTTGACGATCATCGGGCGGAGCGACCCGCTCTCGACGGCCTTGAGCCACTGCCGCTTGAACGCCTCGAACGCGGCCTGCGGGATGTTCCCCTTGATGTTGATGATCGCCGGACCCTCGTGTGTGTCGGCGATCTCGACGCCGCAGTTCTCGCACGTGATCGTGATCCTGTTCGTCTCGTCCTCCGCGACGTCTACAGCGATGAGGACCTTCACCGCACGCCGCCGGCACCCTCCATGCCGTTCTTCTTGAGCATGGAACGCTCGCGCTCGATCGCCTCGTGGCGACCTTCACGCTTCCAGTGCTCGTCGCTGCGCTTCTCGAGGCGCTCGCGCTCGCGGTCGTTGTAGTCGTGGCTGCCCTTCACGATGGTCTTCATGTAGCCGTTGAAGACGGTGTCGCGCTGCTCGAGGACGGCGCCGCAAGTCGCGCCGCAGGTCTCGGCAGCCTCCGATAGATCCGTGACGGGCTGCGCGCAGTGCTGCTCTTCCAGCGGCGTGTTGTCGTCATTCGTCTCCACGAACACCTCGCCGATGAACCCGCAGGTGCCGCACTCGAAATCTAGATGGCGTGGACGTCTCATGTTTTCCTCCTGGCTTTCTCTACCTCGGACTGGGACTCGATGACATCGAGATCCGGGTCTTCGGGATCCCAGAACTTGAACGACACGCGCGAGGCGTAGCGCTCTATCGCCACCGAGAAGCCGCGCTCGAACGCGAGGTACTCGTTGAGGTCGAAGAAGTGGAACACGCCCGAGAAGACCGAGTCGACGAAGAGGAAACGCTTCACGTCTTCCCCACGAAACGCGCCAGCAGCGCCAGCGTCTTGCGTCCCTCCGCGAGGAGGTCGATCCACGCCTCTTCGGTCTCGCAGAAGCTCGGCCGTCCCGAGACCTCCGCGATGGGTAGGCTCTCGGAGAGGTGCTTGTGCATCTCGGCGATTCTCTCCGGGCTCATCGGTTCCAGCTCGGTGTCGAGGACGTAGACGCACTCGATCGGCTCGTGCAGACAGCTGACGTCTGGCTTGACCACGTTGAACGCGTACAACCACCGACCGCCGTCCTTGTGGACGATGGCGCGCGTCAAGTGTGGGTACATCGCGACCAGGTACTCCTTGTCGTGGCACTCGTAGTGGACGAGGAGCCCGTCCTGGTACCTCACGGACTCGTGGATCACGGCGTGCGCGGGACACGTTGCGCACACGATCTTGAACAATCCGCTGACTAGCTTCTCCATCGACATCCTCTACTTGTTGTAGTTTCGCAAACCCTTGGGGACGGACGCGGCGCCGAGGAACGTGCTCAGCAACACCACGCTGACGTCGCGGACAGTGTCGCCGACCTCGCCTCCCATCGTCGTGGCGATGACGTTCGGCAGCATGTAGATGCCCGGGAGAGACGTCGTAGCGATCATGACGAGCCACGGCTGGCGGCTGCGCCGGAACACGAGCAGCGGGATCTTCTTCGCGGGGCACGACGTCGTGCACTGGATCCACCACTGCACGATGCTCTTGTCGTGGTCGTCGCGCGCGCCGGTGACGAGGTCATCGAGGAACCACCCCTGGCGGTTCTTCACCTCGACGTGGAACGGGAACGCCTTCTTCGGACACACGAGGTCGGCAGTCACGCCGAACTTCTCGGTCGACCATCCGCCGGAGCCCGGCGTGCGACGCACCAGCTCACCGCTCCAATTCGAGAACACCTTCGCGATGTCCAGCTCGTTGCGGTTGCCCTTGCGGCGGCTGTTCTTTCGCGTGCGGTTCGACAGGACCTTGGCGATCGACGTGACGGGAGCGCGCTGTGCCTTGTGGACGCTCGGGCGCTTACCGCTTGCGGTGCGCAATCTGCTCTTCATGTCCTGCGTCGGGTACTCTTCGGGCATGCCTCTCACCGTCTTTCTGATCATCGCCATCGCCGCGTTCATCTGCACCATCGCATCGGCGCTCGGGAAGTGCCCGGCGTGGGTGCCGATCCTGCTCCTCTGCGTGATCGAGCTGTTGCGAGCGCTACCTCTCGGCCGCTAGATCTACTGCGCGTACGTCATCGACGCGGCGAGCGTCTCGGCGGCGGCGTCGCGCTCGACCAGCTCGTCGAGCAAGATGTCGAGCAGGTCCACCGCGGTCCGCACCTCGACAGGCGCCTGCATGCCCGCGAGCTGGCTGGACGCCGTTCGTTGGATCGCGCGGACCTTGTCGACGTCGATCTTCACGCGGACACCGGACGCACCGACGGCGCGTCGATCTCCACGAGGTGACCACCGGCGAGCGACGCGCGGAGGTGATCCGGTGCGCGTTCCCTGAGGAACTCACCCAGCTCGTCCGGGTAGTCCCACACGACCGACACGCTGTCTTTATCGGCGCGCGCCATGCGGAGCTTGATCTGCTTCGTCTGGATGACGAGCATCGACCGCATGAACGGCGCGGCCTGCTCCGGTGTGAGGTTGGTGATCTCGGCGGCGAGCCACGCGGCGTGCTCGTCGAGTTGCTTCTGCGCGTTCGTCATCAAGGTCGCGAGGTCGTTGCTCGCGTTGCTCGTGTCATTCATCTGGTAGCTCCTTCAGCGGTACTTGGGGTGGACTTCGGACATGTGCGCTTCGAGGTTGTCGAACTTCACCTCGCAGCACGGACACAGCCCCGTCTTGAGACGTTGACGGAGCTTCCGCGAGATCGTGATGGCACGCTTCGCGTGCGAGCGGGCCGTCTTCGCATCGTGGGTCGCCTTGCGTGCGGACTCGTCCGCCCACTCGCGCTTCTTGATGAGGCTCTGCTTGTCCTTCTCGAGCTGCGCGACCTTGTCCTTGAGCAGCTCGGCCTCGGACTTGGTGTTGAAGTGCTGCGAGTGCCCGTTGGGGCAGTAGAACAGCTGGTGGTCCTTGCGGCGATCGTCGGACATGCGTTGCGGCATCCCGAAGGTGACGCCGCAGCCCGCGTGGCAGCAGACCACGAAGGTCATCTGGATCGTAACTTCGTTGGGGTAGGTGAGCGCCATCAGTTCCTCACGACACGGACGTGGTCGCTCACGCCGTCCCATACTTGGTTGCCTCGCACGCTCCAACCCGGACGCGTGCGTCGTCCGAACAGCTCGACGAACGGACCCTTGCACATCTGCTCTAGCATGATCCGGAACTCTTCTGGTTTGCCGCTGTGGACGTAGCTGCCCGCCTTCACCCTGCCCTCGAGCACGTACGGATGATTCGCCTCGTAGACGGGCACCCGCGCCTCGAAGGTGGAGCGGACGCCGAGGTCCTTCATCACGAGCGCGGATCGCCCGCGCGTGCCGATGATGGCGATCTCGTGGGCCTGACGCCCTGTGCGTCCCATGCCCATCCACTTCTTGCCGTTCTTGGTGAGCTTGTTCCAGACGAACTCGCTCTTCGGCTCGAACTCCCAGCCGCGCATCACGCGGTAGGCGTCCTCGACCTGCGAGGCGACGCGCCACAGGACGAGGATCGCATCGTCAGCGATCGCCGGCCAGTCGAACTCGAAGCCGCGTCGGTAGATGATGTCGTCGATGTACTGGGTGCGATAGTTCTTCGCCGCTCCGCGCCCGGCACCGGGAAGCGGATCGTTGAACATCCACGCGGGATCAGCCGTGAGCACCCTGCACGGAAGATCACGACGGAACGGTTTCCCCGCTTCCAACGCGAAGAGGCGCGCGAGCGCACTGACCTGTGCGTGCTGCATCAGATCTCCACACCATCAGGACTCGCCGGCTTCGGCTTGAGCCACTCCTTCATCATCACGGGCGAGAAGGTGAAGTCGATGTCTTCGTCAGTCGGCATCGTCACGCGGACATGCGTAGCGGTCGATCCGCTGTTGCCCTCGGCGTAGACGCTCGAGATACAATACCAGTCACCGCTGTGATGCTCCTTCTGACTCTTGCGGAACCAGCGATACTTGACCTTGCGATCTGACGCGCCCTCGATGATGAGCGCCATGGCTCCACAATGTTCGAGGGCGCGACAGATCGCCGGACCATGGGACTCCCAGAAAAATGGTTCCGGTTCCGGTTTGCGCGCGAGCGGCAGCGCTTGCGATGCCTTCCACTTCCGGTACTGGTCGAGGATGTTGACAGCGATCCGAATCGGTCCGTTGTTCTCGCGCCAGATGACGATCGGCGTCTCCTGGAAATTGTCGAACGTTGGCTTGAAAACTTCGATGATGCTCATGACCTCTCCCACGGCTTCTTCCACCCCTTGGAGAACGCGGCCTGGATCGCCAACCAGAGCGCGCGGGGCTTGCGCGGCTCGGCCTTCGCGACGACGTCTAGCAGCACGTAGAGCGCGGTCTCGTTGAAGAGCGCGGCCGAGTGCCAGCCGAACTCGTTGAACCGGACGTCGACACCGCACCTGCGAATGAGTGGGTCCTCAACGAAGACGTGTTGTACGACATGAACACGAACAATCGATAACACGGAGTCACGATCATCGTCGAGCATAAAGCCAGCATTCCTGAAAACCTTGCTCAGGTCGATCTTCCCGGTCAGCGGCGGCAGCACGCAGCGCTCGAGGATCGCCGGCAACCTCTCGAGCCTCGGCGGCTTCCCGAGCTTCGGCTTGCACCACCAGCAGCGCTTGCACTGGAGCCAATGCGCGCCGACTTCCTTCCACCCGTCCTCGTGCTCGCAGATGTCGCGGAACGACCACGGACCCGTGATCGGTTGCGTCGCGCGAGATCGGATCGAGTGCGTCGCGCGCATCCCGCGAATGGAATCGAGACGCGTCGACATGGTCTACGTCTCGACCGTGGAGAAGCCATTCTTCTTCACCACGCGCAGCGAGGCCGGGAACCATGCCTTCAGGTCCTCGTCGTGGCTGATGACGAAGACGCTCTCCTTGTCGATCTCTGACAGGACGTCGATGACGCGCTCGTGCGCCGCCGAGTCGAGGTGGTCGAACGCCTCGTCGAACGCGACGACGTTGAACGTCGCTGAAGAGCGCGACGCGACTAGGCTCTGCAGCGCGAGCCCCACGCAGAGGTCGACCTTGGCGCGCTCGCCGGCGCTGCATCCCGCGTAGGTGCCGGCGCCGTGCTTGTTGTCGACCTGGACCTCGAAGCGGTCCACCGTCTTGCCGGACTTAAGGTCGCTCGTCACGGAGAAGCGCACCTTGATCGCACCGCCGGTGATCGCGCGCGACACGCGCGCCGCTTCCGCGTTGAGGAGTGGCATGGAGCTGTCGAGCAGCAGCGACCGCAGGCCGCGCGCGCCGAACGCCTTGACCCAGAAATCGACGAGCTTCAGCTGTGCCTCCTCGGCGGCGAGCTGCGCGTCGAACAGGTCGACCTCGGCGGAGTGCTTCGCGTAGCGCAGCTCGACCTTCTTGATGAGCGCCGCGTAGGCGTTCGTCTCGGCCTCGATCTCCGCGGCGCGCTCCTCGTGGATCGTCAGGCGCTGCGTCCACTCCTTCACGTTCGCCTCGGCCTGCGCAGCTGCGATGACCGACTTGCCGAGTGCTTCCAGCTCCACGCGCTTCTTCTGAAGCTTGTGCTTCGCGCCGGTGAGCGCGGTGTCGTGCGCCTCCGCCAGGAGCTTCGCTGCAGCTGCGACCTTCTCGGCAGCCTTCAGCTCCTTCTTCACGGACGCGATCATGTTCGCGTGGTCGACCGCGTCGTCCAGCGGGCGCTTGCACGCGCCGCAGACGCCGCCGCGCGTCTCGTGTTGTTTCAGCTTCCGCTGGATCGAGGAGACCACGTCGTCGGCGTGCGTGAGCGAGGCATGCGACTTGGCGACGACGTCGCGCGCGTTGGACACCTCGGCGTCCAGCACGGACACCTCCTTGGTGAGCGCGGCGTGCGTGGTGTGCATCTGCGGGTTGAGCGTCCGGTCCGTCTTCTTGATCTGGTCCTTGAGCTTGCGCATCTTCTCGTGCTCGTCCAGCACGCGCGCCGTGCGGTCCGTCTCGAAGCCCTTGTCCTTCTCGCGGAGATCGTCGACCTCCGTCTCGTCCTCCTCCATCAGCTCGCGCGCGCGATCGAGGCTCTTCGAGATCGTCGCGATGGAGGTGTTGAGCGACGCGACGCGAGCGCGCGCGATCGTGCACGCCTCGGCGAAGCGCTCGACGCCGAGCACCTCGTCCAGGATCTCCTTCTGCTCCTTGTCGGTGAGCGACGAGAACCTGTACGCGCGATCCTGTCCGAACACGACGCTCGACAGGAACGTCCGCAGCGTGCATCCGAGGAGCTTCTCCACGACGAGCTGCGTGTCAGCATTGCTTCCTGCGCTCATGTCCTCGTCGAAGTTGACGTACTTGACGCGAAGCGAGTTCTTGAACTCCCTGTGGCGGCGCGCGCGCATGACCATGTACATGTCACCGTCGTCGGTCTCGAGCGACACGCTGACCAGGCAGTCCGAGCCGACCTTGCGGTGGATCACCTCGTCGTTCTCGTAGCCGCGCAGCGTGGTCCCGAACAGGCACCACACGAGCGCGTCGAAGATGGCGCTCTTGCCGCTGCCGTTCGAGTGCGCACTCTTGTCGTCGCGGTTCTCGCCCTCGACGAGCGTGAGCCCGGCACCGCCGAGCCCGATCACGGCGTCGCCGAAGCTCAAGAAATTCTGGATCGCGATCGAGACGATCTTCACGTGGGATCTTTCTTCTTGAGGATGTTGGCCAGCCGCTCAGCCGCAGTTTTGCCTTGTCGAGGCATCGATGCCGCGAACTCGGCGAGCACGGCCTGGTCGTTGGGTGTGACCTTGTCGAACCCGTCGACGCTATTCATCGTGTCGTAGTCGTGCTGCGGAACCTCGCCCTTCAACCACGGGATGTTCACGCCGTACACGTCGGCGAGCTTCGCGTGGTCAGCCATGCTGAACGCCGCGTTTGTCTCCTCGATCGAGACGACGTCGTCCGTGGTGAGCCGGAGCAACCTCGCAGCTTGCCCGATCGATAGGCCCGCGTTGCGGCGCGCCAGCTTCGCTCGGTTCTTGGGCTTCACAGCTTGATCCGGTTGTGGGTTGCGAGCAGATCCTGGCGAGCGATCTCGGCGTCACAGTTCTCTTGGTGATTCTCGCCATCGCAATACTGCGAGTCCTCTACGCCCATGAGACGAGCGCCGCGCGGGTAGCTGCACTTCGTGGTCCGCCACTTATCGACGGCGTTCCACAGCTCGCGTAGGTCCGCCTGCACGGCCATCACGTCTTCTCCATGAGGAGCAGGAAGGCTCCCAGGAAGATGACGCACCCGACGAGACGCATGCGGAGACGCATCGTTTCGTAGTCTCCAGCATCGAGCGCCGCGAAGATCCACAGGATGCCGACAGGCACCGCACCCAGGATCATGCCGACGATCAGCTTGCGGCGGCGCGACATGGTCTAGAGCGCACCCTTCTTGCCGGGGAATGCGATCTCGAGCGCGAACTTGAACGCGGGCCGACTCTCCGGCGGCACGTACTCCTCCGTGTGCCGATAGAACGTCTCCGTGCTCCGCCACTGCATCTGGTAGATGCCATCACCTTCGACGTCGACGCCGGGCGCGTACTTGTCCAGGATCGTCTTCAGAACCACGTTGTCGAGCAGCATTAGAAATCCACCTCGTGAATGGGTTTGTACCAACCGGCGAATCGATCGCGGAGGAACTTGCTCCCACCGCCGATCATGAGGAGCGCGTCCGCCTCGCGCGAGACCAGGTTGCAGCACATCTCGTCGGCCTGCTTGATCCCGTAGGTCATCTCGGCGCGGTGGACGATCACGGCGAGCTTGCCGGTGACGTCCTTGGCGGCGAGCCTCACGGCCTTCTCCGTGCCGACGTCGCGGCAGCTCGTCATCACGCGCTGAGGCTGGAACCCGACGAGCGTGACGACCGCCGACCACTGCGCGTTGAGAGCGCGCGCGAGCCCACGTGGGTCTACGCTGTTCGATCCGAACACGGCGAGCACGACCGAACTCTTCGCGTCCGCGCGCATCATGCGGAGGTCGTAGAACACCTCGTCGGCGCCGCGGTTGCGCGTGTCGAAACGGTTCTTCGTCACTCGTCGCCGGGTTCCTTGACGAGGAGACAGCTGTCGATCTCCTCCTCGGTAGCGCCACGCGGCGTCGGACCGTTGCGATCCTTGATGACTACGTTGCTCGCGTTGATGACGAACGCAGCCTTCCGGTTGCGCTCGAGGTCCTGCTCCTGGATCGGGTCGCCGTAGCGAATGCGCAGGTCGGAGTCCTCCGGGATCTCGCTCACCGGATAGTCGGCGATCCCGAACTGCTTCTCAGCCTCGGCGACGCCCTCCGTGAGGACCTGCTTCGTGTTGTTGTCGAGCGCGGCTAGGATCGCCTCGATCGCCAGTGCGACGTCCGGGCGTGCAGGGTCGTACGCGGTCTTGACGGAGGTGGAGCCCTCGCCGATCAAGATGATGACCGCACCCGCCGCGCCGAGATCGGTGCAGATGCACGAGGTGAGGCGGTCCGCGATCATGAGCCGCCGGTGGTACTGGGTCACCAGCGGCATCATGGTGGTGACGTAGTCGGACGGCTCCATGTTTTCGAGATCGTTGATCGATGGCTTCTCGAGCCGCTCGGTGACCTCGTCGAACAGCTTGCGCAAGTCATTCAGCGACTCCTGCGCGTCGCTCACGCGCTGCGACATCATGAACTGCGCGTTGTTCACCACGTCGGTGCCGAGCTGCGTGAGCAGCTTGCGGATCGCATCCATCTCCTTGGTGACAGCCTCCAGCAGGAGTCGCTTGCTCTTGTACGCCATCTACTTGGTACCTTTCTTCTTCCGCTTCTTGGTGATCGTCTTCTTCGCCGGCTTGTCGCTTGTGTCGATGCCGAGCGCGGTCTCCTGCAGCAGACCGAGCACCTCGTTGAGTTCGCGCTTGAGCCCGACGAGGTGTGGCGGCAGGACCGATGCCATCGCCTCGATCGCCAGCATCGCCCTGCCGAGCGGTGACAGCTTCACGCGTCCGCTCACTTGGAGGCTTCCTCGATCAGCGAGAGCCCGACCTGCAGCAGTTCAGCGCGGTTCGGTTCATCGACTTCGACGTGGCTCATGTACTGCTCCAGGAGGTGCTTGTCGCCGAGCGAGAGGTCGAGCTTCAGCCGCGTGCTGCTCGACGTCTCTTCCGCGCGCGTCGGGCACGCCTTGACGCCGGCGGCGCCGAGCTTGGTGAGCACGCCGTCGATCGCCTCCCACGACATCGGCAGCTCGTCGAACACGACGTCGACGAAGTTCCCCTTCACGTGCGCCGCCATGTCGAACGCCTTGTCGATGATCTCCGCGCGCGTGAGCTTCACGAAGCGCGGCAGGTCGAGGGTGATGCGCTCGAACTCGGCCTCCCGCGTGTCGAGCACGATGAAACCCTTCGGCGACGTCTCGCCGCGCACGAACTCCATCGGCGATCCCACGTACCAGGCGTTGCCGGCCACGCCGACCTCCTGGTGCGCGTGGTAGTGACCGCTGTACATCACGTCGAACGACTTCGCGTACTCGTCCGGGTCGGCGTCCTCCTTCACCACGTACTCCAGCGAGGTGCCGACGCGCGCGCCGTGGAACCCGTGATGGAACAGCCCGATGGTGAACCCGCAGCGCTTGAGGATGTCGCGGTTATCGATCTCGGAGAGGGCGACGTCCGTCCGCCGGCGCAGCTCGGCTGCCTCCGAGCAGTACGCGACCGCCGTCACGAGCACGTCGAGATCAGAATTGTCCACGGCGTCTTCTAGGATCCAGTTCGTCCACCCGTCGGCTCCGACCGTCTTCAGCAGGCCGGCGCTCTCGAGCGCGGAGAGCGCGTGGACCTTCGCGAGGCGATCGGCCGCGTCGTGGTTGCCGACGTTCGCGTAGAGCTGCAGCCCAGCGTCGCGCCACCGCGCCAGCTCGGCGACCACGAGGTTGTAGGGGAGCGTGTAGAGCACGCCGCGCTTGTGGAAGAGATCCCCACCGAACAAGACGTTCGTGATCTCGTGCTTGGTAGCGTACTCGCGGATCTGCCGCAAGACGCTGACGCAGTGGTCGAGTCGAGAGGGCACGCCGCCGACGTCTCGCGCGTGCTCACCCCACGCGTGAACGTGCAGGTCGGAGAAGATGATGATTTTCAAACGGCACCTCGGGCGAGGCACTCGACGGACATGATCATCACCTCGAGCACGGCGCCGAATCGCTTGGATTTGACGAGACGCTTTTGGATCTTGGTACAGGCATCCAAGACGTCTCCTCTCGAGAGGACGTTGACGCTGTCGAGCGCGCCAGCTCCGCCCAGCCATCCCTCGGAGGTCCGTAAATCGTACGTGACCTTGTAGACGTTCATGACAAAGCGGATACTACTACGTTAGCGTTGACAATGTCAACAGCAACGGTGCGGAGATCTCCTTCGTGAATCGATAGAAGTGACGACCGAATTCTGTCAGCCGATAACGCCGACAGCAGCCAGCTCCGCATTGGTCGACGACGTAGACGAGACCACGACGGTGGAGAGCTTTCGCAGCTGCCGCCGACTTCGGCGTCTCCGATCCAACCAACCAACGCAGCTCGGCGAGCTGGTTCGCGTTCACGGTGGCTTCGCGCGTCGGCTTCATGCCTTCTTGAGCAGCGGGCGTTCGCTCTTCACGAACGGGTGCTTCGTCTTCTTGAACTTCTCGATGAACAGCTTACCGATGCGATCGGACGTGACGAGCGCAACGAAGTCGTCGACCGTGACGTCCTCGTAGCGGTAGATCATGTTCGGCGCGGCCTTGAAGACGACCTCGAGCACACCCACCTGGCTGCTGTACGAGGGCGAGGCGCGTCCCGTAAGCTCGAAGCCGATCGCCTCGATGATCTCGCTGTCGGTGATGCCGAGGTGCCTCACGACTCCCTCACCTTCTCGAGCGAGGCGCGGAGCAACGCCGTCGCGACGTCCAGGCTGAGCGGGTTCAGCATCCATGCGCCGCGCAGGGCGAACTCCACCCACCGACTCTTAGCCGCATCACACGCACCATCGAAGTAGACGTTGCCGCACGCGCGGTACATCAGGGCGATCCACAGGTCGCCGTGCACGCGCGGCTCGCTCATGAGCATCCGCAGCTCACGCACACCGGCACGGATCGCGAGGCGCTGGTCGGAGCGCCACAGCTTGCACCGGCTCGGTGGCTGGTAGATGTCGCGCGGGAACACCTGCAGCACGCCGCACCCGGGCTTCGCGTCGGGATCGAACCGCGACTCCGCCCACGCGAGGTACACGACGAGCGACGTCGGGACGTCGTCCACCGCTTCGTGCTGCAGCGCCGTCAGGAACCTCGCGAGCCGCGGAGGCTCGACGTCAGGGAGGCTCTGCGCGCGTGTTGAGACGATGCTGCTGACGAGCCAGGCGATGATCAGGTTGAGCATGGAGCGGAACCTATCACTTCTCGCCGTTGTCTCCGTAATCCGGTTTGGATCGACGTGGTCGTGGCGGAGGAACGCCGTCCTTGTTGAGGCGATCGTGCATCGCACCTTCTTTGATGCACGCGATAGGCAACGTGGCGCGCTCGAGTCCGCGCGAAGACGAGCACCACACGACGTCGATCTGCGTTTCCTGGTGGTGGATGTTCTCGACCGTCATCATGCCGCTACCCGACTTGAGATGAACGATGTCGCCGATCTTCAGCGCGCTCATGGCTTCCTCCCGAGGATCGATCGCAACTCGTCGATCGCAGCTGAGCTGCCGAGTGCCGTCACGCGCTCGGCGCGAACTAGCTTGATGACGACATCGAACAGCGGCGCGAGGTCGGAGATCCTGATCGACTCCCAGCCGTGCTTGACCGGGCACGTGCCGCACGTGAATGCGATGGCCTCGTCATCGATCGAGATGTAGCGCGCCGTGTTCTCCTGGCACGCCTCGCACGCGATGCGCGACACGATGACGTGTGCCGTCTTCCCGCAGAGCGCCGCGATGCTGTTACTCGCCGCCATCGTCGTCCTCGTCTTTCTTCTTGGTGCTCTTCCCGCCGAAGTCGGGATCCGAGTACACCGCGGCGAAGCCCTGGTTCGGGACGACGTCGACGAACACGTCGCGGAACGGCGGCGCCACCTTGTTCTTGACGGTGCGCACGCGCGTGCGGCGCAGGACGACACGGTCGCCCTTGCGGACGGTCTTGATCATCACCAGCTCGATGCGGATCGACGCGTAGAACTTCAGCGCCTGCCCGCCCGGCGTCGTCTTCGGGTTGCCGAACCGGACACCAATCTTGATGCGCTGCTGGTTCGTGAAGACGAGCAGCGTGTTGCTCTTCGAGACGATGCCGGAGAGCTTGCGCAGCGCGCGCGACATCAGCGCGGCCTGCCGCGCCGGCTGCATGGTGTCCTCGAAGTCGGCCTCCAGCTCGGACGCCGGCGTGAGCGCGGCCACCGAGTCGACCACGATGCAGCCGAACAGCCCGCTCTCGCACAGCTCGGCAACCACGGAGAGGGCGCGCTCGCCGCCGTCGTCCGGTTGCGCGATCTTGAGCCGCGTCAGGTCGACACCGAGCTTCTTCGCGTAGCGGACGTCGAGCGAGTGCTCGGCGTCGACGAACGCGACTTCCTCGCCAGCCTTCTGGAACGCCGCGATGATCTGCAGCGAGAGGGACGTCTTGCCGACACCCTCGTCGCCGTAGACCTCGATGATCCGCCCGCGCGGCCAGCCGAGCCCCGTGCCCGGGATGGTGCGCGCCTCGGAGTCGGTCTCGCCGGTGATGAGGTCGTCCATCTCCTGCCACCCGGACGGGATGGTGCTGATCTTGGTGGCGCTCCGCGAGCCGTTGGCGATCGTGGTCACCACGTCGACATCGTCGTACTTCTTCTTGAGCTTCGCGAAGAGCTTGGTGAGCTTCTTCTCCTTCTCCTTGTCGATCTTCGGAGGAGGACGGACAACGCCGAGGTCGATGACGTTCTTGAGAAGCACGTCTGCCTTCGCGTTGATGCGTGTGATCTCGCTGTGCGTCGATCGCATAACGCGGATCTCGTGGGCTCTGTCTTTGTCTTGCTTCTTCGGCATGTGTCCTCGTGTTGAGAGCTGGACTCGAACCAGCAAGTCCGATGCGAACGCAACGAGCGCGGCTGCAGCGCAACCCGTTGGCTACCAGACACCCGCTTCGACGCGCCCGTTATCGGGTCACGTCTAGGCTGGCGCGTCTACCTACTTCCGCCATCTCAACGGTCTTCAGTCGTCGTCGCGGCGCTTCATCTTCGAGCCGAGCTTCGACTTCTTGGAGGGACGCTCCTCTTCCTCGTCGTCATCGTCCCGGCTCTTCTTCTTGCCGCTGCTCTCGTCGTCGCCGCTGTCGTCGTCGGAGCCCTTGTTGAGGTCGACGCCCTTCATCACGGCGATCATCTCGTCCTTGGACGACGCCTTGCCGACCGCGGCGTCGAGGTCGTGGAGGCCAGCGAGGATCGCGTCCCACGCCTCAGAGATGTCGTCGGAGTCGCTCGCCGGGTACACCTTGTACTCGATGTTGCGGCGGTCGCGTCCGCCCTTCTTCTCCTTCTTGATGTTCATCCACCGGCCGCTCTTCGGCTTGGTGAAGTCGCCGATCGAGGTGTCGTCGCCGAGGTAGAAGTTCATCAGCTGGCTCCACACCTGCGGACCGAACGCGAGGATCTTGATCTCGACGTCGCCCTCGTCGTCGTCACCGGGCACGAGCACGTTCGCGTAGAACTGGTGCCGCGGGACGTACTTGTCCTTCGCGACCTTCCACTCCGCGTGCCCGTCCTTGTCGCCCTTCTTGTACTCGCTGTTGATGCGCGACTGCTCGCGGAGGAACTTCTTGCACAGCGGGCACTTCGTCTCCGACTTGGGGAGCCCGCGCTCGTCGTCGATGTTCGCCTCGTCGATGCAGCGCATCGCGCGGTTGTTCGGGCCGACGTTGAAGTGCGTCCAGCCCTCCGTGTAGAACTTCCGCTCGCCCGGACGCGGGAGGACGCGGCGCATGTTCTTGCCGTCGCCGAGCTTGTCCCAGTCGTTCTTACCGCCGCCGCCCGCGGCGCGCTCCTTGTGCTTGCGGAACGCCTCGCGCATGTCGTCGAGGTCTTCGGTGCTCTTCTTCTTGTCGGTGTTCTTGCTCTTGTCCGTCATCGGTAGCTCCTCGGTCGTTCAGGTGTGTTCAAGATCGTCAGGCCAGAATTGGCTCTCAGATCAGGCGTTGTCTCTGGTGCCGCGCTCCATCAGCGCGGACTTCACGAGCCCCATCAGCGACCAGCGCTTCTCCTCGATCGCGCCGACCTGGCTCTTCAGCTTCTGGTGCATGTCCTGCGCGTCCATGCGGGCGCGGAACGCCTTGCGCATGCGCGGGTGCTTCTTCACGGACATCTTGATGGACGTCTCGGTGCCCTTCGGCGAGTTCGCGCGCATCTCCTCGTAGAGGTCCTCCTCCGCGTTGTGCTCCTCGTGGCGCATGTTGCGGAGGTGCTCCTCGGCGGTGTCGCGCAGCGAGAGGTACCAGCTCAGGACGGCCGGGAGGCGGCGCAGCTCGGCGTCGAGGTCCGACCCGATGCGGGCGTCCTTCTGCGGGTCGACCTCGATGATCTTCTTGGTCGCCGGGTGGATCGCCTTGATCGGTCCGGTGGTGCGGCGTTCCCAGAACATCACTTCTTCTCCGAGACGATACGCCGCCCGTCTGACACGACGCGCGCAGCCGGGATCTCTTCACGATCCCGATGCAACTTCGCGCGGATGGCGGCGGCTCCCAAGCCGGACATGGTAGCGAGCGCCCCGTGGATGATCGCGAGCGGCTGGTTGTTCATGACCCAGTGCGCGGCGCTCATGATCAGTTCCGACGTGCCGAAGATGAGGAGGAATTTTTGGAATGATGGCATTACATCTCCTCTGATGGATACATTGTACTTCATGGTTTACCGGAAAGCCAGTCGGAACCGATGCCGCCTTCGACCGTCAACTCGAAATCCATCAGCTCGCGGTACGGGATCTTCATCAACCGGATCTGCTCCTCGAGACCCGGCACGCTCGTGCTCTCGGGACCCTCGCAGACGACCTCGTCGTGGACCGGGAACAGCGGCTCCACGCGGAGCTTCTTCAGCTTCGGGCTGTTGGCGATGAGGTTGAGCGCCATCTTGACGATGTCCGCCTCGCTGCCCTGCGCGGGCGTGTTCGTGCACACGCGCTCGCCGTGCTTGATCATCTTCTTGCGCGCTTCTTCGTCTTCGATGTAGCGGCCCGCGCGGTCGCGACCCTCGAGCATGCGCTGCACGTGTCCGCGGCGACCGCCGAGCGTCGGCACCCAGCCGTGCTCGTAGCCGTGGTCGATCATGTGGTTCTGGTAGACTGGGATCTCCGGGTACAGGTCGTACCAATCGTCGTAGTGGCGCTTGCACTCCTCGAGCTGCTCCTCGATGCCGGGATCGCGGCCCGTGTTGTAGGCGAGCGTCCACGGCGACCCGAGGAAGATGAGCGCGAAGTTCGTGTTCTTGGAGTACGTGTACTGGTCCGGGAAGATGGGCTTCACCATCTTCCAGTCGTCCATCGTGAACTCCTTCAGCGAGTAGCTCTTGCCCGGCCCGTGGAACTCCTTCCACTTCCCGTTCTTCTTGCACGGTGAGAACGACGAGTCGTCGCAGAAATGCGGCTTCGTGTTCTTGAACATCTGGATCGTCGTGTACACGTGCACGGCGCTCGGCGTGCCGTACTTCTTCATCACGTCCAGCATCGCCGACTGCTTGGTGAGCTTCGAGCAGAAGTGGATGACGAGCATCAGGTGGAAGCCCGCGTAGTCGGCGATGAGGAGCTTGTACGGCTCCTCCGCGATCGTGCCGCGCGCGGTGGTCTCGCCGGCGTTGGGTGCGCGGAACGCGCCGCGGATCCCGTCCGGGTCCTTCTCCTTGCGAGCGGGGATGTTCTGGAGGTTCGCGCCGGCCTTCTTCTTCTTGATGCGCGTCTTGACGAGTCCCGTGCGCTTGAGGATGTACGTCTCCTCCACGAGCACGTCGAACTTGCGCGACGAGATCCGACCGCTGGTCTTCGCGCCGATCTGGTTGAGGTCGGAGCGCAGCCGCCCATCCTCGCTGACGCCGTCGAGCAGGCCCTGGAGGAAGGTGCCCTTCATCGTGCTCGCGTTGTTGAAGGCCATCTTCACCTCGGCCATCTCGAGGTGATGCTTCTGCAGCCACCAGGTGAGCACCTCCTTGTCCATGGAGGACTCGCCGGTCTTGTCGCTCACGTTGTCAGGATGCGGTGGCCACTCCCACTCCTCGAGCAGCAGCTTCCGCATCTGCGGTCCCGACCGCAGGTTCAGCTTCGGGTTGCCGGAGGCGGCGCGGAAGCAGTGCTCGGCGCGGAGGATGCGGATCTCCTGCTTGCGGAGGATCTTGCGGAGGATCGGCTGGTCGATGTACGCGCCGGCGCTCTCGCACTGCATGAGGGTGAGCGTGAACGGCCGATCGACCGAGACGTACTTGTCCCAGTAGTCGGTCTTCTTGAGGTACTTCCGATGGTCGACGGCGAGCAGCTGGGTGCCCTCGGCGTCGTCGCCCGCGTAGTCCAGCATCGCCTGGATCCACTCTTCGAGGGTGCGTGGGCCGGTCTTGTGCCCGCCCTTCGCGCTGCCCCACTTCGTGACGGCGCCGATGAGCGCGTCCGCCGGCAGGTCATCCATCACCTGGCGCGGGTCCATGACGATCGCCTTCTTCAGGCCCGGTGGCACGTAGGCGAACGTCTGGCCGTACTCGTGGCGGAACCACTTCAACCAGTGGAGCATCTGCGCCTTGAGGCCATGCTTCATCAGCGTCTCGTCGCGGAGCACGCCGGCGACCATGACGTCGATGTAGAAGCTCCGCGCCAACTCTGCAGTCGGGATGCCGAGCGCCTCGCAGGTCTCGGCGTCCTCCTTGAAGTTCTGCCACGCGAGCTTGGTCTCGGGATCGGTGAGCCACTCCGCGAGGTGTTCCTTCACCAGCTCGGCGCGGATGACGCGGCGGATCCCGCGACCCCAAGACAGAGACATGAGAACTGGCTCGTGCGAGACGGGCACGAACTCGGTGTCGACCGCCGTAATCTTCCCTTCGAGGTAGGCTTCTCGGTAGACCTCGTCGAGGAGCTTCCGAGCTTGCTTGTTGGTCTCAGCGAAGATTACCGGCGGTCGCATTTTCAGAGTCTCGCTTTCCTACGTGTCGAGATCAGCCCTTGAGCTTCAGCTTGATCTTGGTCTTACCCGCCGGCTTCTTCTCGTCATCGTCGTCGTCGGTCTTCTTCTTCTTCTTGGGCGCCGGCTCCTCCTCCTCCTCTTCTTCCTCTTCCTCCTCTTCTTCTTCCTCTCCCTCTTCCTCCTCGGCGGCGGCTTTCTTCTTCTTCTTGGGAGCCTCCTCTTCTTCCTCTTCCTCCTCCTCTTCTTCCTCTTCCTCCTCCGGCTCTTCCTCGACGACCGCCTTCTTCTTCTTCGGAGCAGGCTCGTCATCGGCGTCGTCCGCCTTCTTCTTGCCACCACCGCCGACGGCGATCGCCTTGGCGTCACCGACGATGCTGAGGATGCCGGCCGAGGCACCGAGGATGGCCTTCGCCTTCTCGATCGCCGCCGTCACGGCATCCTTCTCGTCGCCAGCCTCGACGAGCACGGACACGGTCGCCGGCAACGTCACTGTGAACAGAGTCTTCTTAGCCATCTTCGTTCTCCTGATTGTCTTTTGGTTATCTGTGACAGGTTCGCCTGGACGCCGCTCACCGGAGTTCAGGTAGAGATGTTGATCAGATGTCGATGCCGGCTGCGCGCAGCTCGGCCTTGTTCTTCTCGCTCAGGTCGACGTCGAGCTTGATGATGCCCTCCTTGGGATCACGCATGCTCGTCACGAACTTCATGAAGTCCGCGTCGGACTCGATCTCGAAGTCGCGCTCCACGATCTCGCGCAGCTCGCCCATCGTGTCGGGCGATTCGTCGAGCACCGCCTGCAGCATGTCGTGCATCGGGTCGCCGACCGGGTTCGGGTTCGGGACGTCGCGGATGAACACCAACCGCTTCGCCTCGTAGCGCGTGGCCGGGGAGAGCTTCGCCTTCTCCGGCTCCTTCTCGACGACCGCGTCCGGCAGCGCCTTGGTGACGTCCGCGAGCCCGCCCTTCAGGTTCTTGAGGAACTCGCGCGCGCACGTCACGTTGTCCTTGCAGCGGACGCACGAGATGTCAGAGAGGTCGATGAAGATCCCGAGGCAGTCGCGCTTGAGGATGGTAACGAGCTTGTCCGGGACGATGCTCTCGAGCTTCTTGAGCACGTCCTCCTTCGGCATCGCGTGGAGCGCCTCGTTCACCTTCTTCTGGAGGATCTCGTCGGTGTCGCTCTTGAGAGCCTTGATGTCGCTGCCCATCTCTTTGAGCTGGGAGACGATCGCCTTCAGCGCGCTGCGGTCCATGATCTCATCCTCGTTTTCCTTGGGCGGTGCAGCCTTCTTGGCATCGGCGATCACCTTCGCCGCATTGCTCTTCGGCGCCATCTTGGCGACCTTGTCCTCCGACGCTGGCTTCGCAACTGGCTTCGTCTTCTTCGGCGGCGTCGCCGGCTTCTTCGCCTTGGTCTTCTTCGCCGCCGTCTTCTTGTTCTTCTTGGCTTTCACGTTGTGCTCCTAGTTGACGCGTTTGGAGACGATGAGGTCGAAGAGACCGTCCGATCGCTCGACGATGCGGAAGCTGTAGCTGCCGAGCTGACCTCGTAGCTTGAGGCCGCGCTCGGTCAGGGCTTGGATCGACTCAGCTTGTTCCCGAGTCTTCAACCCGTACGACGACTGCTCCGTCTCGATATCGCTGTTCTCTGACACAAGACGCGACCCTACAGGTTTTAGGTGACATTGTCAACACGAAATGCCTCACGTCGTCATCATCGCGTATGCAACGAGGACCACCGCGATCACCGCCAGGACCACGAGCAGCATAAGCGGAGGCTCTGACACGTCGTCTTCCTGCTGGAGGATGCGGCGCACGTCGTCGGGCTTCACGCGTGCCTCTCGAGTCGGCTGATCACGTACGCGCGGCGCGCGCCCGACGTGTCGAGCACGGTGGCGCGTTGCTCCATCTCCATCAGGTCCTCCATCGTGTGCTCGTCTGGATCGCGGGCATCTGGCAGCTCGACCACGCGGATGCTCCACAGGTCAGCGAGGCGGTCGGCGAGCTGCTTCGCCTTTCCGATCGCGTCGCGGTCCCACATGATGACGATCTCGCGCGCACCCGTGTGCATGAGCAGCTCGAGCTGGTACTGGCTGAGGGAGGTGCCGAAGGTGGCAACCGCCGACTTGCCGACGTGGATCGCGTCGAGCACGCCCTCGACCACGCGGATCGTATCGCAGTGCTTCGCGCGCTCGTAGTTGTACAGGTACCGTCCGGGCTTCGCGCCCTTCGGATAGAGCGTCTTCTTGACACCCTCCGGCGGCTTCGCCTTCATGTACCGCGCGACGAAGAACTGGACTTCGCCGGCAGCGGTCACGGGGATCACCATGCGCTTCTTGAAGTACCCGTCGTCGCACCACCCGAGCCCGTAGCGGTACGCCTTCTTCGGACCGATGCCGCGCTCGGTGAAGTAGCGAGGCAGGTCGGATCGCGTGTACCCGCGCTGGCAGGCGATGAACTCGTCGGGGAGCGGGACCTTAGCAGGCTCGGCCGTCCATGCCTCGGGTTCGCCGAGCAGGCGCTCTTCCACGAGCCGGCGGAGGTCGATGAGAGGCTCGTTGCCCTTCTTGAACTGCACGATCAGCTCGAACGCGCGGAACATGTCGCAGTCCTCGACACGCCGCACCAGGGACACCGCCGTGCGTCCCGCGTCGCCGCAGCCGAAGCACTGCCACGCTGGTGCACGGATGTCGTCGCGGTCCACGACGAGCACCCAGAGCTTCGGCTTCTCGCACGCGGGGCAGATGCACACGAGGTTGCCACCGCTGCGCTGCGCATCGGGGAACGTGTCGAGCACGTAGCGCTCGGTGTCGAACGCTCGATCGATGGCGCGGAGGTTCATCAGGTCTTCGCGTCGTCCGACTTGGCGTTCGCGAGCAGCTGTTCCTTGATCGCTTCCAGCTCGGTGTGGAGCTGCTCCGCGCGACGCTCGAGATTGAAGTTGTCCTCGCGCAGACGGCGGATGGTGTGCGCCTGCATCTCGCCCTGCGTCTGCGGCTTGGTGTTATCACGTTCGGCACGCGAACCAGACGTGGTCATGGAGCGGTCGACCTTGCCGGCGTCGCGCAGCCAGATCTCCCAGGTCTTGAAGATGTTCGGCGTGATCTTCGCGATCGCCTCGACCGGCGTGCCGGAGTCGGTCGCCTTCTTCGTCTGGATCTGCCACTGCTTCCAGAACTCCGACATCTCGGCCATCTCCATGACCTTCGTCGTGTCCTTGAAGTGCTCGAGGAGTGCATCCTGCAGGAGCGCGACGCGCTCGAGGTGCAGCACCTTCAGGTCCTTCACGGTGAGCAACTGCAGCTGGTTCGACACCGTGTCCGAGAGGATCTTCCGTTCCATCTCGAGCTTGATGTTGGCCTCCGTCGCGTGCGCGAAGGCGCCCTCGCGCGCCTGGAAGGCGTGGAATTCTTGGAGCGAGATGGAAACGTGATCTTGTTGAACGGCAGGCGTGACCTGCAGCTTGGTAGTTTTCTTCTTCTTGTTCATCTTCAACTCCTCTAGATGTTCCTGATGTCGACCAGACCCCAGTCTAGTCTAACCTTCCACTCGGACTTCGCTGAACCGAACCTGTTCTTGGCGATGTAGAAACGACCAACTTTCTGACGGTGTTCCTCGCGCGTCTGCTGGAGGATGAGTACCACGTCGCTCACCATCACCTTCTTTGCCGAATCTGCGATCTGGTCCCAGTCCACGTGCTCCTTGTTGAGCGCGCCGCGTCCCGTCTGCGAGGCCGTCGCCACGGGCGCGCGGACGTCGTAGCTGAGCTTGCGCAGACCACGCCACACGGAGCCATAGTCCTCGTACGAGTCGCGCTCGCGGCCCGGGTTGTCCGGGACCATGTCGTCGGCCGAGTCGACGTAGATGACGTCCGGGTAGAACGGCACACGTTCCAGCTGCCGGATGTACGCGTGCAGCCCGTTCGGCGTGAGCATGCCCGGTGGGAACTCCTTCACCACCAGGAACTCGCCGAACTTCTTGCCGAGGTTGCGGACCTTGCCGCTGACGAGCTTGCGCTCCTTCTCGAGCATGCCGATCGAGATGCCGGTGAACGACGCGTCGAGGCGATCGCAGACCACCTCCTCGGACAGCTCGGTGGTGATGTAGAGGACCTTCGCCTCGCTGTTCATGACCGCGCTGCGCGCCATGTACATCAGGGTCGAACTCTTGCCGACGCCGGACGGTGCGACCACGGTCAGCAGCGACTTCGGCGGGATCCCCTTGGGCTTGAGTTTCTCGTCCAGGAACAGCCCCGTCGAGATCCCGTCGAACTTGTACTCCTTGCGGCGCTCGCGTCGGATCCCGCGATCGCGGACGAAGAAGTGCCCGAGCCCGTTCATCGCCGACGTCTGGACGTCAAGAACCTTCTGCAGCTCGCGATCGACGGACTCGAAGTCCTGCGCGTCGAGGTGATCGATGCTCGCGCGGATCGCGCGGTCTACCGTCTGGTTCTTGATGAACTTGAACAGCTCGCCGCGGACGTAGCTGCGATCCTTGACCTCGACGTCGACCGAGTCGACCAGCGCTCGCGCGTTCTCGACGTTCGCCTTGGTGAGGCGTCCGATCTTGACGTCACGGTCCAGCTCGATGTTGAGCGCGTCCTTCGAGATGCCGACGCCGTGCTCCTTGACGTACCCAACGATCTTCTGCGCGAGCCAGCGCAGCCCCGGCGTGCTGAAGTGCTCGTGGCTGAGATGCAGGCCGGTCGTCGTCGCGAACTCCTGGTCCGCGTAGAGCACGCGAAGCATCCGCCGCTCGAAGTCCTTGCCGTAGTCGATCGACCACGAAGGTTTCTTGACTTCGTCGTCGATCACACATGACTCCATGTTGATCCATTACGGATCAAAACCACTGCGGTGTGGGAAACCCCAAATTTCTTGCCGACCGCTCGAGATGATCCACGTTCTTGGCGGATCGCCTTCACCTGCGCCGTTGTCAACTTGGTGCGTGATGCGCGCTCTCCAACAGCCTTGCGATCGCGACCCTTGCGGATCATGTCGACCATATTTTCTTGTCGAGTTCCTTCAAAAATGTGCCGCACGCATGCTGGAACATCGCAGCGATGCAGTGCGCATGGATTCGGCCATCGTCCATGTGATAGGAAGAATGCGAGATGCGTTGCACGTCGAGTCTGACCGTTGCACCAGATCACGCCATACCCGTTTGCGGTTCCAGCAGTCCAAATCCAACAACACGTCTTCATGTGCGGTTGCTTCGGTCCGTTTTTGTTGATCCTTGACCAGAATCGTTGGATGACCTTCCACGAAGGCGCCGCAGTGACCTCCTCGGCGACCGCGTCAAACTGAGATCGTTGCTTCACGGTTGATCACGCTCTCCGATCGCCCACCGAACGGCGCGACCAGCACGCAGCTGGTTCTTGCGCTCGTTGTAGATCAGGTTTCGTCCCGACGGGTGCGGGATCCACGCGACCTCGACACGAACGGCATCCGTCATGTCTCCCTTGTCGGAGAAGATCCAGGTCACCTTCCCGAAGGGTCCGTAGCAAGACCATGCGCGCGCGACATCCGCGCCGAGGAGGAGCACACGCAGCGGCTTGCCGTCGTGGAAGTTCTTCGGATCGAGAAAGAACGATGTCGCCGCGACGCGGCCGGCGCACGCGGCACGGCTCGACCACTGCTCGTCTCCACACTGGTTGACGCGCACGAGCTTCCCCATCCACTCCATCGCGTGGATGTTCGCGTAGCTGAGAAGTCTGCCGGCGGCGCTGCCTGCAGGGCTCGGAAACAGCGGGAGCTTCGCGTTCGTGTTCGGTCCCGGCGCTTCACCGATCAGGAGTCCGCGAGGCTTCGGCAGATCTCCGGTGTACCCGAAGATCTTCTTCCCGACGTTCCACGCCGCGAGGTGTCGCTTGTTGATTTCCTTCACGAGTGCTCTCGCTCTTCCCAGACGTCCTTCACGACGTTCCAGACATCCTTGTACTTCAGGAACTCACGCGAGAACTGCTCCGGCTGCTCGGTCAGCACCTCGAGTGGATCGCGCCGCTGCATGCGTGCGAGACCCTTCAATCGGCGCTCCTCGACGAACCACTTCTTCGTGGAGTCTCCGCCGTCGTCGTCGCGTGTGATCACGCGCGAGACGCGGATCTGTTCGCGTGCCTGATGCTGGAGGTAGCGCACGCGCGCGGCGAGCGTCGCCATGTGCTGCGGCGACGGCATCAGCAACCTCTTGTGGAAGGCCGATGCCTCGCGCCACAACGCGAACTGCGCGGCGATGAAGTCGCGCGCATCAGCACCGAGTTCGATGCAGATGGTTGCGGCGGAGAGGAATGCCTTCCGCGCGGAAGCATCGACCTCGTCGAGAGTGCGCGTCGGCATGATGCGCGTCGCGCTCGCCTTCGTCTCGCGGGCAACTACGCTGCGAACTGCCTCGTGGTAGAGGACACAGAGATCTTGGGCTACGGTGCGCTTCTCAGATACCTTGGAGCGCGTGACCATCGAACGTCCCTTTTAGCGCGGCAGAGCAACGAAGGTCAAGATGCTTGCAAGCCAGGTTCTGCTGATTCGTTCGCGCGAGAGATCACATCAAGACTTCAAAACCTTCGCCTTCGTAGAGTGCGATCCGTTCCTGGCTGTGCTTGGCTAACCACTTGTGCGTGGTGTCTGCGAAGTCGATGACGTCGAGACGGTTGTCACCCTTCTTCGATCGGAGACCACGTCCAACCTTCTGCAGCACCGCCGCGGTCGACTGCCCGCCGTCTGCCACGATGAGCGCGCGCACCGACGGGATGTCGACACCCTCGCCGAAGATCGGCGACGCGATGAGCACGTGGATCTTGCCCTCGGTCAGCCTCACCTTCTGACGCTCGACCTCGGTGGTCGACATCTGTCCGTGAACGAACGCGTGCGCGACGCTGCGATCACGGAGCAGCTCGGCCAGGTTGTCGCCGTGCCACAGCTCGCGGACGATCACGAGCGTCGGCCACTTCTTCTTCGCGAACGCGGCGGCGTGGTTGGCGACGAGGATGTTCCGCGCGGTGTTGAGGACGATCCCCTCCTTGTAGACGCTCTGCCAGTCGAGCCCGGAGTCGAGCTTCGGCACGCTCGACTCGATCATCCGGATCGTCGGCTTGGCGTTGATGCCGAGCTGGATCAGTTCGTCGTTCGTGACGCGCTCGAACACCGGCCCGAACGCGGCCTCCACCATCAGCCCCTTGCCGTCAGCGAGCCCGAACGGCGTGCCGGACAAGCCGTAGCGCCACGGCGCGTCGATCCGCTGCAGGAGCTTGTAGAACGACTTCGCCGACGAGTGGTGGCACTCGTCGAGGATGAGCACCTCGATCGTCTTGAGGTACTTCGCGATGATCTTCTTCTGATCGGCACGCGTGACGCGCGACAAGCTCTGCACGGTGGCGACCGTGATGTGCTTCGGGTTGAAGTTGCCGTCGCCGATGATGCCGATGTACTCCTCGATCGTGCCGAGGAACTTCGCGATCTCCTTGCGTGCCTGACCGAGGAGCTGCTTCGTGTGGACCAGGAACAGGCTTCGCTTGTCGATCAGGGTCTTGATGATCGCGGTCGCGTCGGCGCTCTTGCCACCGCCCGTCGCGACGTGGAGAAGACCGCAGCCCTTGCGCAGCGCCGTCTTGATCACGCGGAGCTGGTCCGGGCGCAGCGTGATCGTCGCGAGCATGTCGGGCTGCACGATGGAGAGGTCGACCTCCGTCGGGACGTTCTTGCGCTCGTCCTTCGTCTTCATGATCTTGTAGCCCGCGTCGCGCAACAGGCTCTTCAGGCGAGGCATGAGACCCTTCGCGAAGGTGCAGCCGTCCTTGTAGAACATGTGACGCCGGCCGTCCCAGAGACCCTTCTGGACGGTCGGGTTGAAGTGCGCACCCTTGTTCTCGATCGCGAGCGCGTCGTCGAGCAGGTTGACGATCCGCGTGCGCTCCTTCTCCGCTGCCTTCGCTTCCAACCCCGGGTACTTGAAGTCGACCACGCACCGCACGTTGCTGAGCATGGTCACGGTGGCACGACGTTCCGTCACCTGTGGAATCTACACGTTTATCGTTGACAATGTCAACGCAAACGCTACGCGAGCTGCCCCAGGACGATCCGCACGTTCGCGGTCACGCCGTTCTTCTGCGTCAGGCGGATGAGCGTCACGGACTCGGCCGGGTCGATCAGCAACACGATCCTTCCCGGCAGGGTCTGCGCCGTGCCGAGCGCGCTGGTCACCTCGACCGTCACCGACTCGTCCGAGTAGATGAAGATGAAGTTCGCGCCGTCGAGATCGCCCATCCCGATGGTGACGGCGGGCGCGGCGTCGAGCGTGTACATCGTGTCGAGCTTCTTCACGACGGCGAAGCCCTCGACGATCTCGACGTCGGTCGACGGCCGGCCGGACGATGAGACGGCCGACGGAGACGGGTGGATGCTGAGCCGAGCTGCGATCTTGAGGGTGTCGTTCACGAGGTCTCCTACGGGATGATGGTGATGCGGGTGTCGACGGCGATCTGGCGCCGGCGGATCACCGGACGCTCTTCCCCGGTTGGCAGGACGACCCACACGTCGAACCAGTACGCGACGCCCGGCCTGAATAGCTTCGTGTCGTCCGACGTGAGGGTGATCGTCGCGCGCCCCGTGTTCGCAGCCGTCGCCTGTGGCGTCGCGATGACGATCTCGCCGACTGCGCCACCGGCGTCCACGGTGCGCTTCAGGATGAACGGCGCGATGTCGTCGACGCGCTCCTTGACCGTGAAGTAGATCTTCACGAGATCGAGGTTCTGCGGCACCTTCGTGGCGAGCACCTTCACCAGCAGGAGGAACGTCTTCGTCTCGCCCTGCATGACGCAGACGGGCGGACCGCTGCCTCCACACGTGACGCACGCGTTGTTGTCGCACCCGTTCGTGCAGCTCATGTCAGGTCTCCATCCAGGTCATCGCGGACCGTGATCGTACCACCGAGCGCACCGTCATCCTCGATGATGTCGCTCGCGAGGTCGTTGCGCGACGTGATGCTGGCGTCCATCTCGAGACCAAGCGCGAGCGACGCGAGCAGGTCTCCGACGCTGCTGAGGAGGCCGATGATCACCGGGTACGGCAGGATGATGACGGCGTTCGCGTTCGCCGTCTGCATCTCTGGTTGTGCGACGAAGGCGTTCGCGCTGAGCTGTTGGAGGATGTTGCCCTGGATCACCGCGTTGCCGTCGACACCCACCGTCTGCAGCGCCTTGACGATCGCGTCGGCGTTGAGGCTGAGGTAGATGGCGTTCGCGATCTCGGCATCGGCCGCAGCTGTGTGCGACTGCGCAGCCTGGATCACGGCGTCGGCAGTTGCGGGTACGACCTGATGTGCCTGCACGACTGCGTTCGCGAACGCGACGAGGTTGATGGTGGAGCGCACGATCGCGTCGGCATTTGCGCTGAAGCTCTGTGCTGCGCGGACTACTGCATCGGCGGAGGACTGGATCTGGTGACGGAGAGCGATGACGGCGTTCGCCACGTCTGCAACGGATTGATGCCCCTGCACGACCGCGTTCGCGTTCGCCGTCCCGTCGAGATGCGCCTGGATGACCGCGCTCGCGCTCGCGGCGATCGTCGAACGCAGCTGCAACACGGCGCTCGCGCTCGCGACGACCACGGACGTCAACGCGATCTCTGCATTCGCGCTCGCGGTGTCGGAGAAGCTCGTCTTGATCACGGCGTTCGCGGCGACGGTTCGGAGCAGCTCGGCACCGATGACGGCGTTCGCGCTCGCCGTGATCATCTGTGATGCCTGCACGACAGCGCTCGCCTGCGCGATGACGATCTGCGCGGCCCGGATCACGGCGTCGGCACCCACGAACACTTGCGTGCCGCCGACGTTGATGATGACGGCGTTCGCCTGCGCGACGACACCTTGCGCGGCCTGGATCACCGCGTCGGCCGCGACCGTGACGATCTGCTTTGCCTGGATCACTGCATCGGCGGAGACGGTGTCGGCGAGGCGGTTCGCGATGATCGCGTCGGCTGACGCTGTCAACGATTGCTGCGCCTCGATGACGGCGTTCGCCACCGCGGACACGGCTTGCTGTGCCTCGATCACGGAGTTCGCGCTCGCGGTGTCGGTGTGGGTTTGCGCGATCACGGCGTTCGCGCTCGCGGTGACGAGCTGCTGCGCGAGCACGACAGCGTTCGCTGCGGCGGAGATCGTCTGCGCTGCCTGGATCACCGCGTTGGCCGACGACGTGACGGTGTGGCTCTGAGCGATGACGGCGTCGGCAGATGCGGAGAGCGTCTGCGCTGCCTTGATCACGGCGTTCGCGTTCGCCGTCGCCGACTGAGCCGCCTGCACGACCGCGTTCGCGTTCGCCGTCACCGACTGATGTCCTTGCAGGACCGCGTTCGCGCTCGCGGTGATGCTCTGCGCAGCCTTGATCACTGCGTTCGCGACGGTGGTGTCGGTGAAGCTCGTCCCGATGACCGCGTTCGCGATCGCGGAGATCGCCTGCTGCGCCTTGATGACCGCGTTCGCGATGGTGGTGATCGTGCGCGACGCGCCGATGACCGCGTTCGCCGTCGCGGTGAGCGTGTACGAGCCGACGCTCTGCGGGATGATCCACGTCATGCCGCCGGTCACCGTGAGCGTGTCCGGCGGCATGCCGACCGTCATCGAGATCAGCGGACCGCGGTCGCACCACTCCTGACCAGGCCACGCGACGGCAACCTGGTTGCCGTAGAGATGACCGTAGGCGAAGCCTGGCCGGTTCCAGAGGTTCATGAGCCCCACGCGAAGTTGAGGTGACCGCTGAACACCTGGTTGAGGGACACGCTGTGCATGACCCACGTGAGGCACGCACCATCGAGGATCACGGGCTCCTCGGTAGTGATCTTCACGAAGTCCATCGGATGGTAATAGTCGCCACCGTGTACCGGGAACCAGCCGAGCGGACCGCCTAGGAGGAATGCGATCTGACCGGCGACGGTGGTACCCATCGTGAAGCTGTCGATCTGCTTCACGCCGGTGTCGCCAGCACGGAGCGGGATGCTGAGCATCGAGTGCGATCCGCTGTACTCGATCGCGCTGACCCACTGGTCCCCCGCGGTCGGTGCAGCCGACGTGAAGACGGTCTGTAGCGAGGTCGTCACCGCGGCGGCGCCCTCGGGCGCGGTTCCAGTGTCGCTCGTGTACGCGAGCGACGTGTACGCGATGTTGCCGTTCGCGGCGGTCGTCATCGGCATGATGACGAGGCCAGGATCGTTCGTGCCGACGTAGCGGAGCGCGTCGTTCACGCCGGCGGTCGTCGACATCGACTGCGAGCCCGCGACGAACCCGCACTGGTCGTAGCTCACGACGAGATCGTAGAGCAGGAACAGCGCGGTCTCGGCGAACGTGCCGGTAGCACCGATGCGTGCACCACCGCCAAGCAGGAACTTCACCATTGGCGAGACGTTGCCGCCGTGGTCGATGCCCATGTCGAGTGCGTCGCTGTGACGTTTCGACTGCAGTGCTGTGCCCGCGAACGTGTTCGCGCCCGGGTTGCCGGCGACGCCGTGGAGGTGATGCCACCGAGGTGTCAGCAGCCCGGAGTTGTAGATGTTCTTCGACCACATCCGCACGCACGCCTGGCCGAACTGTGTCGAGTCGCGAATGATGTGATCGATCCGCGTCCACCCGAAGAGGCGACCGACGCGGTCGACGTGCTTGTCCATCCACGACTCGTGACGGAGGACGACGTAGCGCTCGAGATCGCTCGCGACCCAAGCGATGCGGCGTCCACGGAAGTAGACGGGCAGGAGGCGGTCGTTGCCGGAGCAGCGTGCACCCTGCAGCGCCTGCCAGATGGCGCGCTCGCGGTCGTGGTCGGACTCGCGCGTCTTGGAGCGAGTTCGGACCGACGGCGCCTGTTGCAGGTGCATCCCTACGTTTTACAGGATCACGAAGCCCGGGTCATTCGGCAGGTTCTTCGACCATCGTCCGGTGCCAGACTTGCGGCAGGACCACACCTGCGGCAGTGGCTTCGTCACGAAACACGAGGACGGCGTCGCGCATGTCGACGAGACCAGAGGCTTCGATGCGCTCGTCGTGCGTGTCGAGCGCGTCGGTGAACCACATCGAGGCCGGCGCGTTGATGTACGAGGAGTCGTCGACGACGAGTAGCGGCGACGACAACCCGATCCCGAACCAGAAGCGCGTCTCGCCGGTCTCCTCGATCTGGATCTGGAGAAGTCTCGGATGCTTCTCGAAGAGGAAAGCCGCGTGCTGCTCGACGCTCATGACGCTCACCGTATCACCCGTGGACGAGTCGGATCTGTCCGAAGTTGGTGAACGTGGCACCGCCGTTGTTGAAGAAGCTCCGCAACAGGAGGTTCAGGCACGCGCTGTCGTAGACGCGTCCCATCTGGAAGCCGAGGCGCGAGCTGTCGTGGTTGTGGACGATCGATCCGGCCGACGTCCACATGAAGGCGATCGGCTTGATGAGCGTGACCGCGACGGTTCCGGTGTTGTTGGCCGACGACGCGAAGCTCGTGACCGACCGGCAGCCGCGCACGCCGGGAGGCATCGGCAGCCACGGCGCGATCGTGGTCGTGTTGCCGTTGTCGTGTGGCACGACGACGGGCGCGAGCGCGTTGGATGCGCCGGCGAGACCGTTCGTCCACCAGGGCATCGTGTAGCCCGGCGTGAGCGACACCGCCGTGTTGCCGGCGTTGTCGACGATCACGACGCTCGTCAGGTTGCTCGCCGTCGCGCCGAGCGCGGCGACGCCGGTGACGCAGATCTGCAACCCGTCCTCGCCCGCGCTGATGTGGCGCGCGGCGGTGATCGTGTTGGTCATCGTCGTCGTCGACGTGGTGATCGTGCAGCCGTCGTATTGGAGCGTGCGGTCGTAGAGCCATTGCTCCTGCGCGATTGCCGTCGAAGCGCCGCTCTGAAGAGAGACCTGGTGCGCGCCCATGAAATGGCGCGTCTCGCCGGCCCCCGGCGTCTTGTGGCGGATCTCGAAAGCGCCCGGCGTGGTCTGGTCCAGCTGTCGCGCCGTCGCAGCTGTGCCGCCGTACGTACCCTGCTGCGGGTAGAAGCCGACGGGCCAGAGGTCGCCCCACACGTTCACCGAGTTGAAGGCGTTGGCCACCTTGTTGAAGACGGGCTCGATGATCTTGCCGGCGCGCACCGCCGCCTCGATCGCCGCCTGGTCGTTGAAGCCGCACCACTGCTTGTGGGTGATCGGCTTGACCCGCACGCGACGACTGCCGCTCTCGCCGCGCACGAGCCCCACGCAGCGCTCGTCCGCGTAGACGCCGACGGTGCTCTCCGTCCCGACGATGTTTCGCGCCGCGCGACGCAGCACGTGCGAAACGAGCGACGGGTGGAACCGCGTCTTGCTCTCGGTGTGGATCGCCAGCATCAGGTCCAGCCTACTGCGATGGCTCCGTGAATGATCTTGTCGGTCGCCGTCGTGCCGAACCCGATCACGGTGAGGCAAGCATCGTCGTAGAGGCGCGCGCCGTACAGCGCCTCGATCCCGGAGATCATCTCGTAGTCGGTCGCCGCGCCGCCGCGGTAGCCGTCGGGTGACAAGTAGATCGGGAAGTCCAGCTCGAAGCAGCACGTTCCGGTCGGCGCCGCGGAGAACGTGTAGCTGTCGATCTGCCGCACGCCGCGATCACCAGCCTGCAGCGAGATCCACGGCGTCGCAGGACCACGCGTCGCGGCTCCGGGTGTCTGGAAGAGGTTGCGCGCACCGTTCGTGTTGGTCGGTGCAGCGAGCGACACGATCTTGGTGAGCGTCACGGTCGTGTCGACGTTGCGCGATCCAGTGCCTGCCTGGTTGGTGTAGATCATCGCGCTCATGGATGCGGCGGTCGCGTTGTGCACGGTGTCGGCGACGCCGAAGATCTGATAGCCGCGCTCGCCCGCGCTGATGTTGCGCGTCGCGGTGACGGTGTTGTTCGTCGACTGCAACGACGCGCTCATCGTGCATGCGTTGTAAGCGATGGCGCGATCGACGACGACGTAGCCGTGCGCCGCGTCGACGCTCGGAAACTCCGTGCAGCGACGCGCGTAGCGCAGCGACGGCGTGACGGCCTTGCCGAGGCGCATCGCGCCAGGGCTCGCGCGCGTGTACGAGACCGCGGCGCGTGCCGTGCCTGTGTACAAGCCAGGCCCCGGATCGCCGAGGCACGGCCACAGCGAGTACCAGTTGCCGAGCACGCCGTTGCCGAACCGTACCGACCAGGTGAAGCGGTGCTGCTTGCGGCCCCAGTTGCGTTCGACGTGACCGTCGTACGTGCTCGAGATCGGCATCGCGTGGAGCGCGTCGACGAACGTCGGCTCCTCCGTGACGCGGTCGCCGCACACCACGCCGAGGTACTTGCCGTGCGACACCACGGGGATCGGGAACGGCACACCGCGCCACAACCACGCCGCGCGTTCGATCGCGCGCGCCTCGTCCAGCTCGCTCTGACGAGCCTTGCGTCGCGTGCGGATCGCTGGCGCCGTTTCGAGGTTCATGAATGCCAGAGGAAGGAGAGGCGCCCCTGCGCGATCGCGATCGCCGTGGCTGCGGGCACGAAGGCCATGAACGAGACGCACGCGCCGTCGTACATGCGCTCGAGGGCTGGCATCTGGTAGATGAAGTCCTTCTCCGCCGGGATCGCCGCGACCGGGTTGAGGATGTATCCGAACGGGTACATGCCGATCAGCGTGAACGTGCCCGTGTTGGCTGCGGACCACGTGTAGTCCTCGGGCACGCGCATGCCGCTGTCGCCGGACGCGAGCGGCAGGTGGAAGATCCACGGGAACGTGTTCGCGCTCGTGCTCGGCGCGATCACGCGAGCCCCGAGCGTGGTCGTCGGTGCCGCCGCCGACACGATCGCGGAGACGGTCGTGCCCGTCGGCATGAGCTGCGCGGTCGTGCCGCCCTGGTCGGTGTACGCGAAGCGCATAAGGTTCGTGGCAGTTGCGCTGAGGACGGTGTTCGTCACCATCACAGGCAGCAAACCAGGTGCACCGGCGTTGTAGCGTTGCGGCGAGAGCGTGTTCGTGAACGTCTGGTTCGACGTCGTGAAGGAGCACGCGTCCCACGACCCGACGCGGTCGTACGGCATCGTCAACGGCGTATTCGCCTGGTTGATCATCATGAGGCTCGCCGTGTGCTTCGTGTCGGTCGACACGTTGCCACGGTGATTGAGTGCCCCAGTGCTCGTGTCGTCCCAGCGCTGTGCCGTGCGCGCCGTGCCGGCGATGCCGCCGGCGTTCGGCGATCCCGCGAGCGGCCAGTAATCGTACCAGTTGTTCGCGATCATCGCGGCGGACGGCGTCTTCGAGAAGAAGGTCGCCCCGCTCTTGCCGTTCGACATCGAGTCGCTGATCTGGTTCGCGTCGGTGACCGGCATCAGCTCCTGATGCTGCCGCGCGCGCCAGATGGAGTCGTCGCGCTGGACGTCGATCATGTCAGCGATCGTTCTGCGCAACTCGCTCATGCGCGCACCGTGGCGGAGCGGCGTGAACTGGGTCTCGTCCGAGAATGCCTCGCGTCCGCCGACCACGCCGATCACGCGACGCGCCGCGATCACTGGCAGCGGCCGGATGTTGCCCTTCGCAGCCTCGCGCGCGATGGCGATGGCTCGCGCGTCTTCGCCAGCGCCGTACACCGACCGCGGCGCGACGCCCTGCACATGTGGTGAGCGGACGTGTTCGAGCTGCATGGTCTCCTACCAGTAGTGGTCTTGCGACGAGAAGATCGGACCGAGCGTCGGGTGCAGGTAGAGGCGCGTAGCCTTGCCGGTGCCGAGGTCGCGGATCTCGATCACCTCGACCTGCAGCCGCGACTTCACCTTCATCGGACCGTCATCCGCGATCGCCGACATCTTCTGGATGTTGCGGCGAAAGCGAAACACGCGCTCGCCCTTGTCGGGATCGCAGCAGACGATCACGCGCGGGATGCGCGGCGAGTCGGTGAGGATGACGAGCTGGCGAACCGTCTCGAGCGGGAGGTCCTCGACAGAAGGCGAGTCCGATCGCGTGATCACGGTGCCGTCGATGGTCTGCGCGACGAAGCTGTACGCGATGACACCCTCGGTCGGCACCGTGATCGGCGGACGCTCGCACGTGTCACACCCGACGAACGGGTTCGGCGTGTGCACGCACCCGCCGGCGGCGATCATGCTCTGCCGCTGCGATGGGGTCAGCTCGGTCATCCCGCGTCGAACTCTTCGATCATCGAGGCGATGGCGCGATGCTCGACGACGGCGTGCTCGGCCATCCGCTGGTGCTCGGTGAGAGCGGCGATCGTGTAGAGATGGTCCGGCAGCAGGTACAAGCCATGACCGTCCGGCACGCGCCCGTCGCAGCTGTGACCGCCTGGGATGGGTTCCTTGCAGTAGACGCCGACCGTCTTGCCCGGCGTGACCGCGTCGAGCCCGACGACGAGCAGCACGCGACCTGCGATCGCCTCGTTCGACTCGTGCGGTACCGGCACGTGCGAGCGCGGGAACTTGTTGAGCGTGTCGTCGACGAACGCGACGCGCATGCCGATCTTCAGCTCGTCGAAGTGCAGCGTGCGGGGACGTGCGTTTCCGATCGAAGGCGCGTCGATGGTGGCGACATCCTCGATGGCGATGGTCATCTTTTCTCGTTGTTTGGTCATCGTGATCTCCTAGGTCTCGTCGTAGGACCAGGTCAGCGTCTCCGACGACGTCGGGTTCTGCGGCGCCGACACGGTGCTGTCGATCGTCATCCACAGGATGCCGAAGTCGCCGATGTCCGTGTTGGCCGCGGAGTACGGCGCGCCGGCCGTCACCGCGTCCATGTTCTTGCGCGACCCGGTGGCGAACGAGAACTGGCTCGTGCCCGCCGCGTCGTTCGCCGGCGTCGTCGGCGTGACGAACGCGCCGCTCGCGATGTTGGTCGTGCGGATGAAGGCGGTGATGCCGGTGCCGTAGTTGTTCGACCCGTCGGTGTACCACTGCAGGTTCGTGATCGACCCCGTCGGCGGCGTCGCCCCGATCCTGAGCTGCATCCACTTCTCGAAGCTGCGCTGCGAGCCCGCCGCCGGCTTGACGAGCGGGTTGATCGCGTCGACCGTCGAGTCGTTCGCCTGCTTGTAGCGGATGGTTCCCGATGTCTTGTCGGTCTGCGTGGGGACACCCGTGGTGCCGTTCCACTCGCGAATAAGGACGGTTGCTGCCATGGGTTGATCTCCAGCTGCATCGTACATCACCTCGGCCCCCGACCCCATGGCTTCCGTGCGCCCGCGCTCTACCTCGTCGAGCACCGTCGGATCTACGATCTGTCCTGACGTCAGGGACTAGCTGTAGAGTCTCCGGGTGAGCGGCCCTAAGAAACGTCACCAGACCCAGACGGAGCGCGACATCGAAGGCGCCGCCGCGAAGCGCGATCGCGAGCGTGATCGCGATGTCATCCCGCAGCACGTCGACGGAGACGAGACGCCGATCCCGGCCCTCGAGCTGCCGCTCGACCTGCCGCAGCCGGTCGTCACCGTCATCAAGGACATCCGCGAGCGCGTGTGGGCGCTGCGCCACGAGCCCGACCGTCTCGACCATGTCGAAGACATCGTCAACGCGCTCTCGCGCGAGAGCGCGCGCACGGCGGCGATCGTGGAGACGTTCCTCCTCCCGAACGCGAAGTCGATCACCGGCACGGCACACGCCGCGTTCGAGTCGAGCCAGTCGAACTCGAAGGACATCACGAACCACGACCGGCGGTTCGCCGACCTCGACAAGCACCTCGCGCACCTCGCGCAGATGGTCGCCACGATCGATCGCGAGACAGCGACGACGGCGGTGGCGTTCCGCAAGGACGGCGAGCACCGCGACGATCGCGACCGCCGTCACGAGGAAGAGATCGACGAGCTGACGAGCAAGGTCTCGGAGCTTACGAACTCGCTGGCTGCGTCGAACGCGGCGCGTGACAAGGCCGTGAAGGAACTCGAGGAGCGCCTGAAGCCGTTCGAGGCGTCCGAGCGTCAGAAGCAGACGCGCGCGACGGCGTTAGTCGCTGGTGGCGGTGCAGGCGGTGCTGGCGTCATCGCTCTGATCGAGTGGATCGCGCGCCACATCTGAGCGTGAACGGATGGCCGTCAGCGCGTTACGGCGCGTCCCGAAGTCTGTGCAGTTCGAGCGGCACACACCGATGGCAGCGCGGAGACCCTGCGCCTCGCGCATCAGCTCCACCTCACGTCTCTCGGACGCTGCGAGCTGGTCGCGGAGCTTCTTGATCTCTTCTTCCATAACTTGATCATCCTCGGGTGCAAGATAAGTGCAAGGCTTCCCGTGGGGTGGACTTTTCCACCAGCCTCGATCAGGCCACCGTGAGGGCTGCCGACCACGCAGCCGTGGCGGCGCTGGCGCGCACCGAGAAGCTTTTCACCGGCCCCGGCAGCACCAGGCTCTCACCCAGGTGCCGAACGATCATCTTGGTCGTTCCACCGTCGAAGCTCACCCACAGGTCGTTGGCAGCGTCTGTACAGGTGAAGACGACCTGACGAGCGAACGATTTGTCCCCGCGTCGGTTTGTGACATAGAGCCGCACCCACGATGTGGTTGCCGGCCCCTCCATGGTGTTCGGTTCTCCTTGCAGCATGAGAGGGATATTACATCACCCACCGAAGATCTGGATGTTCTGTCCCCACGCGACGCCAGCACCAGGAACACCTCCAGATGGATTAGAGCGCGTGACAGCACCTGTGAACTTGGTCTCGAACCACGCGGTCGCCGAGGTGCTCTGCCAGCTTGCCGTGTTGTCCTTGACGGTGAGGTTCACGATGCCGTTGACGCCAAGCGCGGAGCACACGAAACCCCACGCGGTAGCAAAGTCGAAAGGCTGCGTGGTGCCCACCTGCGAGACCTCGTTGCCGGCGAACGTCATGCTGTAGAGGCTGCCGGCGATGCCGATCGAGACGAAGTTCTTCGTGAACGGCGAGATCGACGCGTTGAGCAACATGACCTTGTTGTTATTGATGCTGATCTGCGAGACGACGGTGGCCGGGCTGGAGATGTGGACCAGGTTGAAGAACCGCGGGTTGTTCGCGTTGTCGTTCCACCGCGGAGCGATGTGGTTGTCGGAGACGTCGATGACGTCCGGGTTCTGACGATTCAGCTCGAGGAGCTGACAGCAGTCGATGGAGGATCCGAAGAGTCCGCCGATGACGTTGTCCTTCACGACGATGCGCTCGACGAAGCCGACTGAGTCGGTGAAGCGGTCGACGCTGTCGATGTTGAGGAGCGTCACGCCGTAGCGCGAGTTGCCCGACGTGTTTGCCATCCACCGCGCACCCTTGTTGCGCTCGCAGATGACGTCGTGGGTGATGTACGCGTCGACCTCGAAGATGCGAGGACGCGTGAGCAGGTCGCCCGTGAAGGCGATGGTCGACTGGATGTTGCGGATGTCGTTGTCGGAGAAGTCGAGGACGTCGAAGTTGGCGTTGGTGTCACCCATCACGCGGATCACGGCGAAGTCGTTCGACGTGGCCAGCGAGACGTCGCGGATCTGGCAACGGTTCACGCGCAGCATGCGGATCGTGTGCGCCTTGACGTCGCTCGTGTTCGGCGCGACGCCGTCGTACGTGCAATCGAGGAAGCGCAGCGAACCGATGTCGTCTCCGTCGATGCCGATCGTGTGACCCTTCTTGAACGTGCACGACTGGAACGTGAGGTCGTCGATGTCTCCGTGAATGACCACGAGCGCGCCGAACTCGCAGTTCCTGAAGACGACGGGACCGAGCGCAGCCGTCGTGGTCAGCACACCGCGACGCGCCGATGTCGTGATGATGCGCTCGACGTCGAGATGCCCCATGTCGCCGTAGTTGAGGCCGTCCATCGCCGTGCCGGTCACGTAGATCCCAGAGATGTGGCGGTTGCGGATCTCGGTAGCAGTCGTGTTGTCGGTCGTGCTGACCTTGACGGCAGCCGGGCGCACGAGAGACGAGAACGGCGTTCCCAACTCGAGAGCGGTCGTCTCGAGCAAGACGATGTCGGAGCGCCCGTCCGCGATGTCGATGACACCTGCCTCGTCACCCAGATACTCGTGCGTCACGCGGTTCGTGCGGATGTTGCGCGCGACGCCGGTGATGCGGAGCGCCATCCCGTTGGCGGAATGCGACCCGAGGTTGGTGGTCAGGAGCATCCCGTCGATGTCGACGTAGCTGACGTCGACGCCCTCGATCGCAGCCCCGACGAACGTGGCGCCCGTGCACTCGAACTTGCACTCGCGGATCTCGAGCTTGGCGCCGCTGTCGATGGTGATGGCGTTGCCGACGAACTCGACGTGGATCCGACGCAGGCAGAGCTGACCCGAGGTGACGTGGAGCGCCTCGCTGGCGACGAAGGTGAGCTGCGGGTAGTCCTCGTGCTCGTAGTAGTCGCCGACGATCTCGACGCGCGCGTGCCCGACGGCGACCAACGCGGCGTTGAATCCTGCGAGCTGGACGCCGCGCTTGAGGATGATCGTTCCGCCCGCGGCGGGCAGCGCCGCGATCGCAGCGGTGAGCAGGAGGTTCGCGTTCGCGTAGCTCGTGGTGTCGAAGTCGCCGAAGATGGTCGTGCCGTTGCCGATCGTCACGTACCCGGGCAGACCGCGAAACGCCGCGTCGACGCCGCCGGCGGGCACGTTGTACGCGCCGTAGTTGTTGAGCACCACGGCGGCGTAGACCACGTACGTGCCAGCCGTCGGGTTCCCCGTGACGCTGATGATGGTCGCGGTGTTGCTGCTGATGGGGAACAGCGCGCCCGTGGAGTCCTTCAAGACGCCGCCGGTCAGCTCGTTCACGACGAACGTCTTGGACGCGTCGGTCAACGTCCCGGCGCCGACGCCGGACGAGGATCCGGTGTACGCGATCAGGTTGGTGCTGCCCTTCCACGCGGCCTCGCCGATCTGGTACGCGAGGTTCTGCACCATCTCGTGCAGCGTGCGGATCGAACCGTTGAAGTACGGCGTCGTCGGCGGCGTGCTCGGCGCGATCGCCGCGCTGAGGCGGTTCGTGATGTCGGTGCCGTTCGGGATGGTGGCGACGGCGGCGTTGTCGGGGCGTCCCGCCATCGTGCATCCGCCGGCGGTGTTCGTCACGACGCCGATGCACACGAGCGGCGTCGTGCGTCCGTTGACGTTGTCCTCGGCGACGATCGTCGTCGCGTTGCCCGCCCTGATGTAGACGTTGAACGAGCCCTGGAAGGTCGTGTCGATCGCGCGCGTGAACTCGGTGAACGGCGTGTTGGGCGGGAGGAAGCGACGCTTCGCGTTGTCGCCGGACACCTCCTGAAAGTAGACGTAGACCTGGTACGTGCCGACGGGGATGGTCACGTCGAAGGTGGTGCCGGCAGGCTTGATGATGAGCCCGCCGTCCGCGTCGAGCGCGACGCCGGCCTCCGTGTTGATGCGGACCTTGTTATCGGTTGGCCCGACCGGGTTGAGCGTCAGCGAGAATCCGCTGACGATGAGACCCACCGGAGCAGCGGCGGTCGCGCGCGGCGTGCTGAGCAGCGATCGATTCGCCGCGGTGTTGTTCTCGCGCGGCGCGCGGCTCGCCCCGTCGGCGTCGACGGTGTCGAACCGCTCGTTCGATTGGTAGCGCGGGCGCTTCGCGTTGTTGAGGGTACCGGCCATGACAGCTCCTTCAGATCAGTTCGAGACGGACGACGATACCAGCTGCGCGGACGAGGAGGTCCAAGTAGAACGAGACCACCTCGTAGAGACCCTGTCCGGTCAGGTACACGCGATCGTCGTGATCTGGCGTGGTGGACGTGTCGCTCACGTCGATCTCGCGCGCGATGGTCTCGCCAGCGAGCCCGCCGGGAACGGTCACGGCGATCGTGAGCGGCGTGGTGTTCGTCGACGGATCGTACGCGCTGAGCGTCGCCACGGTGGTGGTGATGATCGCCGTGCCGTTGTTCAACGTGACGGTGTCGAGCGCGGTGAGATGCTGCGTGACGTCGCCGAGCAGCTTCAGCGAGCTGGTCGGAGGGCCGGCGGCGGTCGAGTACGACGTCACGAACCCGCTCGAGGCGAGGTAGTCGCCGCGGTAGCTCGAGGCGTTGTCGCCGGGGATCTCGATGTAGAAGTACCCGCCACCATCGGGAAGCGTCGCCGCGCTCGCCGTGAACGTGGTGACGTCGGTGCCCGCGTTGTACGACACGGTGGCGATCGTGTAGTCGGTCCACGTGTTCGGTGCCGTGTTGAAGCGAAGGTTCTTGCCGACGAGCGTGGTCGCGCTTGCCTCGGGAGCGTTGCCCTTCGCAGTGAACGTGTTCGACGGCCCGCCCGTGACGAACCCGTACCCGCTGAAGCCATGGAGGAAGCTCGCGTTCTCGTTGCTCGTGCCGATGAGCGCAAACGGCAACTCGATCACGATCTCGTTCGTGAACTCGTAGATCCGCCACGGACGGCGATCGTCGACGGCGTACGACTCCTGCGACCCGAACACCGCGGTCATGAGCGCGTACAGCGTGAACAGGATCGTCTTCGGCTGCCACGACAACACCTGCAGCAGGCGGCGCATCAGCTCGTCGTCGCTGCCGTCCACCGGCGGACGTGGCACGCCGACGTTCTGCCCGAGGATCGACAGGAACTCCGCCTCCGCCGTCGACACGAGCATCGAGAACCGCGCGCGTTGGATCGCGCTGTGGTCCTTCTCGATGGTCACGCCGAACGCCGGGTGGACGGGACCGATCCACGGCCAGGTGAAGACGGGCGTCGTCATGGGTAGGAAGCTACCAGGCCAGACGTGTTCACGGCGACGACGCGGATGCGCGGCACGCCGGGCCACCCACCGTCACGCAGGAGGATGAAGTCGAATCCTCCGTCGACGGTCATCTTCTGGTTCGTGCTGCCGACGAAGCTCGGACCCCAGCTGTAGTTGTCGTGGACGATCTCCCAGATGTTCGGCTGCCCCGCGTAGCTCGCGTACACGACGACGAGCGCGAGTCCGACGTCGTCCCGCACGCCGAGCGTGACGGGCTGATACCGCGTGAGCGGAGACGTCGTCGACGGCGACGGCGTGGAGATGGTGGGCGGCGTGCCTCCGCCGCCTCCACCGCCGCTACCCATTGAACGCAGCACGACGGTCGACATGGTCAACGCGACGTCGGACGTGTCGTCGTTGGCGACGAACGGCGGACCCGGATGCTGCCAAACGAACGCGCCGGCGGCGAGCGACCCGGCAGCAGGCACCGGCCCGTCGTACGGGATCGTGCGGATGCTTCCGTCCGAGTCGCCGAGGTTGTCGTAGTCGCCGTTCCACGGCTCGAGGTCCGGGTACGTCTGCGAGCGAACAGGGCGTGAGTTGCTCGGCAGAGGATCGTCCAGGTTCTCCGCCGGCTGCGACGAGTAGCACGCGAAGGCGACCATCAGGTCGGTCGCGGCCGATGCCGATCCCGAGATGTCCGGCACGAACACGCCGTCGGACTCGAGGTCGACGCCATGCTGTGCATCGGTGTCGAATGCAGACGAGACGATCGGGTCCGTGCGATCGGCGTCGGCGACCGTGATCCAGCTGTATGTGCAACGCGCGTCGGCACCCCAACCAGCTGCGGAGACGTCCACACTCCACGCCTGACGCAGGGCCGTGAAGCGGTACATGTAACGCGCGTGCCGTGCAGAGCGCGCAGTGCTCACGAGCACGAGCGTGCCGTCCGCGCCGGGAAGCGTCGGCGTGAACGTCCCCGCTGTCTCGGACACGAAGTCGAAGGCGAGCAACACGATGTCACCGACGCGCGCGTTGCTCACGTTGATGTCGAAGTCGATGCCGTCGTCGTCGGGCTCGAAGCCTGTACCCGAGCACGCCTGCACGACGTAGGGCACGCGCGTGTCAACGATCTTGCCGCGCAGGACGAGCGCGGTGCACATCGTGTCCCACTGCCCGTTGTTGTCGGCGTTGTTCAACTCGATGTCGAAGTTGCCGGTCGGGATTCCGCCGAGCGCGACGGTCGGCGCCGGCGCGGTGTACGACCGAACCTGCCACTGATCGGTCGTGTCATCCGATCGCATCGTGATGCCGATGTATGGCGAGGACGGCACAGCAGGATCCTCGACGACGTTCGACGGCGCCGCCTGCCCGACGACAGCAACCACCATGTCGGTGACCTCGGGAGAGATCAGGACGACGTCGCTGCCGGAGAGTGCGTCGATGGTCACGGTGCTCGTGTAATCACCGGAGACGGCGACGGCCTGCGTCTCCGTCGTGGTGTTCGAGTACCAGCGTCCGTCATCGAGCGCCGGATTCGCCACGAACTGCAGCGGTGCGCACCCGCGGAACATGAGGAGCTGCGCCTTGAACTCGTCCGGCGTGTTGTCGGCGTCGAAGCGGAAGGCCCATTCCGATCCGTTGTAGTAGGCGGGCGCCGCGTACATCTGGCGGTAGTAGTCGCCGACGTTGAGGACCTCAACACCAGCGTCATGCCGGATGACCTCCCACTGGTTGTAGGCTGTCGACACGGTGATGGCGGTCGGCGGACTGCCCGGGTGGACGACGTCGACCACGACGACCCCGAGGTCTCCCTCGAGTGCGTCGACGCCGAACGTGCCGCCCGTGAAGTCTTCGCTGAGGGTGGACCCGCCGGTGTCGACGAACGTGCACTGAACACGCGCGGCGCTGGCAGTCACCGTGATGAGGGCGCTCGAGTCGATCGCGACCTCGACGTCGAGTCCTCGCACGTAACCGAGGATGAGGACACCGACGCCGTCAGGATCCGCGACCCACGAACCCGCGACGTAGCTCTGGTTGTCGCGCACCTCGACGGTGTTCGACGGGTCGCTCAGATCGACGTACATCGTGAGGTGGAACGTCTGCCCGACGGCAGGTGGCGTGCGCGATGCGAACGAGGGATCCCACTGCCCGACCGCCTCGACGCGGATGTATCCGCTGCCGGCACCGTCGGTATGGTTGGATCCCGGAGCGGTCTCGCCGGACGAACCGCCGCCGGGAAATGGATCGAGCGACGATCCGACGTCTGGGTTCGTAGCACCTGGTCCGCCGTACGGCACACCAGCAACGCCCGCCGTCGTGCCGGAAGCATTGCCGCCTGCGCCTGCGCCGCCGGCCGAACCACCACCGCCGCCGCCGAACCCTCCGGATCCGATGACCAGACCGACGCCTCCGTTGCCACCGTTGAACTTCACGTCACCGACCGAGGCTGATGCGAGTCCGCCCGCACCTCCGAGCCCGGTGACTCCGGCTGCCGGACTCGGCGATCCGCCGGCAGCCTTGGCCGTGGCGAGGTCACGGAAGTACGCGTAAGAGTCGCCGAACAAGAAGCCCGCCCAACAAGGCACCGACTCGGGATGCGAGACGGGCACGGCATTGCTCACCGAACTGGCACCACCGCCACCACCGCCGGACCCGCGCGTGGCCGACGACGAGTCCTCGTAGCCGCCGGCACCGATCAGCGTGACCTTGACGGTCGTGACGCCGGGGAAGGTCGACCAGTTGAAGGTGACCGGAGACACGGCACCGCCGAACGCACCGAGCGTGCGCCCGTATGCGCCACCGCTGCCGAAGTCGAATCCGAGAGCGGTGTTGTCCTGGATGTCACGGATGCTGAACGCGGACGGCGTGAGCGTGGCCGGCGTGCCGACGCCGGTGATGCTGATCGGCTCGTCGCTGCCCGACGCTGCCTTCGCGCCGAGGAACGTGGGTAGCGTGCGCGTCATCGTTTACTCCAGGTCCTCGTCAGGAAGGAAGTCGTCGTCGCCGAAGCGACCCCCGATGTCATTGTCGCTGTTGCCGATCACCGTGAGCAGCTTACCGAGGTTCGCCTTGAGACGGGTGTCGTAAGGTGGGCTCGGCATCATGCTGCGCAGGATCTTTGCCTTGTAGCTGTCCAAGTTGGTGTTGTTGGGATCGCTCGGCTCGACCGCGACCGACGTGACGATCCATGGATCGCTGAGCGAGCTACGCACCGTCATCGCCGCCACGCTCGCGGTGACGTTCGGATACGTCGCCTCGACGAACATCGCCGCAGCCTTCGCGATCCGGATCGTGGAGCGCATCGCCTCGAACGGCACGACATCATCCAGCTCGGGCGTCGCCGCCGCATCGGCTTGCATGAAGTGCGAGAGGATCGTCGTGTTGCTCACGCTGGTCGAAGGCAGGCCGGCAGCGACCTGCGTGAGGGTGGAGCTGCTGCCGTTGACGGTCTGACCCTGGCTCGTGGTGACGAAGAAACCCCACGGGTAGTTCACCACGTCGAAGTCGAAGTCACGAAGCGCGCCGCGGTAGGCAGCGGTGGTGCAGACCACCCCGCGCGCCGCGGTGTACTCGAAGTCGTAGCCCGTCGGCTCGTCGTCCGTGATCCATTTGAACGCGACGAACACGCGCGCGAGCCCCTGCGTGACGCTTGGTCCGACGAGCGCCCACTCGTCGGGGAGCGACAGCGTGTTCGCCTCGGCGACGTGATCGTAGACAGCGATGAAGGCGAACGCGAGATCACCCTTCTCGACGAACTCCAGCGCGTCGAGCGTCAGCCCGAAGGTGAGCGTGCCGTCGATGCCGGAACCATTCGTGATGGCCGACGTCGTGTGGATCTCGACGAACTCCAGCACGTCAGGCGATCACCACGTCGTCGGAGGTGACGCGTGCGATCTGGTCCTTCCCGATGACGATGTTGCTGGTCGGCAGGATCGGCTTCACGTCGAACACGCCGGGCAGCTCCTTGACCTGACGGATGAGTTCCGACAGGACGATGTTGTCGCCGAGCCCGCCCGCGTTGACCGACACCACCATCGCCGTCGTCACGGACGGACGGAGCTGGTCGTCCGTGAAGCCGCGCGCCGCGACCACCTGGAAGGTGATGGTCGGCGACACGACGGTCGGCGCGCGCACGACGACCTTCGTGCCGGACGATCGGATCCCGGGGAAGTCGGTGAAGTTCGTCGGATCGCCGTTGATGACGCGCTGGACGTAGGCGCCGAGCCCGGTCGTGTACGTGTACGCGCCGACACCGACGCCGGCACCGTCGCTCGCGGCGACGAGCGAGTCGTGCGCGAGCAGCGGCGTGGTCAGCTCGAGGTCGCCGTTCGACTCGTTGAAGTCGAAGTCGACGCCCGGCGTAAGCGGCGACGTTGTGAAGTCATGCACCGAGTAGCTGCCGAGCGAAGGCGTGCCGCCGCCGGCGGTCACGATGAAGCGGATCGCGGTGTTCGACACGATCGGATAGAACTGGTCATCGTCGGACTTGAGGAACTTGCCAGCGTAGGCGTTGATGCCCATCGCCTGCGACGTGTCCTCCAGGTAGTTCGCGCCCGTGTCCGTGGCGGCGCCGCGTTCGATCGAGCGGAACAGGCGAGGCGTGATCGGCGTCGTGCCGACGCTGAACGGGCCGTATTGTCCGAGACGCCCACGCGCGTCGCCGACCTCGGCGTCGCTGATGATGACGTCGCGACCGATGAACGGGACCTGCGTGAGCGAGAACGTCGCGGTGCCGTCGGTGACGTAGACGTACGAGAGACCCGGCGAGACGGGCTCGATGATGGACGCGTACGCGACGACCTGTCCGGTCGACGGGTCCTCGAGCCCGCTGATGCCCGTGACGATCGCGAGCGGCGTGCCGCGCGACAGGCTCTGGATGAAGTCCTTGATGCGCTGGCGGTAGGGCTCATTCTTCTCGCGGTCCGCGCCGCGCGTCGCCGCGATCGGGTTGGTGACGGTCGCGCCGGTGAACGGCGCGGCGCTCCACCGCGTGATGGAGTTCGATCCCGCGAGCGTCTGCACGCCGGCCTCGACCGACTCCACCGGGATGAGGTCGGAAACGATGTCGCCGTCGAGCAGCACGCCGCTCAGCGTGGTGCGGTAGTTGATCTGCTTGCTCGCGTCGGTCGCGGGCACGAAGCACACGGATCCTGCCGACACCACGCGGTTGCCCGACAAGCTCGTCGCCTGGTACGCGAACGTGTCGATCGCGTGCGCGAACGTGGTCGGCGTGACCGTGAGGGTGTCGCCGGTGCGCGTGAAGGCGAGCTTCTCCTCGTTCACGGCGCCGCGATCGAGGACCACGCTACCGGTCGGGTCCCACGCGGCTCCGGTGCCCGGCTTGAGCGGGATGGACGTCGCGGCGATCGCCACACCCGACGCCAGCTGGCTGCGCGTGGAGATGAACCTGACGGCGGCGTTGACCTGGTGCGAGGTCGCGAGCCCCGTCGTCGGGTAGACGATCGTGAGCACGTCGCCCGCGCGCGTGTAGATGATCGTCTCGGCCTGCGCCGTTCCTGCGTCGATTGTGACAGCCCCGGACGACTTGAATTCCGACCCGTCCGATAGGGTGACGACCGTGTCGCCGATGGACGCGCCCACCGCGAGCAGGCCGAACGCGGCGAGCGTGCCGTCGCCGGCGGAGACGTTCGAGATGGACGTGCGCGGAGGCCGGCGCTTCAGCGGCGGGAAGATGTCCGCCCCGAACTGCTTCGCCAGCTCGTCGAGGTCGTCGTCCATCGCGTCGTCGAGCGAGCGCAGCGCGAGGAGCTTGCCGATCTGGATGTACTGCTCGGCGTCGCTGAGGGCGGCGCTCTCGAGGACGGTGCGGAAGGTCGACCCGATGTTGAGGTCGAACGCGTCGTCACCGTTGCGAAGACGCCAGAGGACACGAGCCCGCGCGACCATCGTTGCCAGGATCTCTGGCGACGTCTTGAGTCTGAATGCAGTCGTCATCGGTGATCCTCACGGTACCGTAACAGAGACAGGTCGAGAGTTCTTCACGTTCACGGGACGCACCGTCGCGGAGAAGGTGTACGCGCTGCCTTCGAGGGTGATGGCCGTGTTGGTGACCTCGGCGGTCCGAGGATCCTCGAGCAGCGACTGCTTGGCGTTGAAGATGTACAAGATCGCGATGTCCTCCGACCACGGACGTCCGACGGGCATCTGGACCCCGAACGACGGGTGCATCAGGAGCATCCCTTGCTCGGTCCGCATGCGGATGTTCATCGCCTGGAGGTAGTTGTCCTCGCCGCGCGCGAGCGCGAGGTCGCGCGAAGCGTTGATGACGATGTCGGCGAGCAGGTTGGAGGACGACCCGCCCGCGGCGGGTTGCCACCGCAGGAGGAGGTCGGTGCCGAACACGCGATCCGCCGAAGTGCGCGGACGGCGCGCATCGAACAGCACGAGGTCGATGCTGTACTCGTCGCCGACGTCAGGCGCCGTCGTCCACGGCAGGTTGGTGATCAGCGCGCTCGCGGTGTTGCTCGTGACGAGGCGCGACTCCGAGATGCCGCCGACCGTGATCGTCACCGTGAAACCGATCCACTGGTCGATGCTCCAACCAGGAAGCCCGTCGTCGATCGCGCGCGTGTCGATGACCTCGAACGAGGTTCCCGTCGACGTGACGGTGCTCGAGAACGACGACGTCGTGTCGGTGGTGGACCCAGGGTTGACGAGCGAATCGGAGTCGACCGCGGGAACGGTGAGGGTCTCACCCCACGCGACCGTGCCGCTCGGCTTGGTCACGCCGTTCGCGACGATGTACGGCGCGCTCAGGTTGTTGATCAGGACGATGTCGACGAAGCGCTGCGCGTCGCCGAGCACCCGCTGCGCGAAGGAGAAGATGTTCTCGCCGTAGTTCACCGTGACGATCGCGGTCGACGTGAGCGACGTCAGCTTCTTCATGTTGGTGACGAGACCGAGCCCGCTCCGACCGAGATACGGATCGGCGTCAGGCGATCCGATGGCTCCCTCGGTGGTGCGCATGAGCGACGTCGCCGTGCCGAGCTTGCCGGCGCCGGCAGAGAACGCCGTCACGATCGTCCCGATGCCTGAGTTCCACGTCGTCCCGGCGATGCGGCTGAGGTCGTTGAGCAGGAAGTCGGTGAGCTTGCGCGTCTCGACGTGCCACTCGTTGAGGTCTCCGATCATGCTGCCGTCGAGGATGAACTGCTTGCCCGCGGCGATGTCCTCGGCGAGCTGCCCGATGACGTCGGCCATGCCCGAGAGCGAGTTGTCGAGCTGGGAGAGGAGGACGAGCGCCGTGTTGCCGATGGTGCGGATCCCGTCGTCCACGTCCTCGATGTGTCCGACGACTGCGTTCACCTTCGCGAGCGTTCCCTGGAACGCGATCTGCGCCTTGCCGGAGATGTGCTTGAGGTAGTCGAGCCCCGAACCATGCAGCTCGTCGAGACGCCGCACCGTCTGCAGCACGCTCGGGTCGGTGACGCTCGTGTTGCTGAGGCCGAGGAACGCGAGCGAGATCTCGTCGAGGCTGCGGCTCGTCGAGGTGGACAGCTCGATGCACTGGAAGTTGATCTGGTAGTCGTACGCGAACGGCTTCTTCGACGAACGCTGCAGCACGAAGTCGCTCGGCTCGATGCGCCAATACTCGTCGTTCTTCGTGTCGATGTAGTTGAACGTGTAGGTCGTGTCGCCCTGCTCCGCGTACCAGTCGTAGAGCCGGAAGAGGTGACGCAGGCGGTGGAACGCCCAGAAGCCAGAGCGCTGCGCGAGCACGGTGTCCAGCTGCGCGACGTTGAGCGGGACGAGCGATCCGCGACGCAGCGCGCCCGAAGGGCTGACGATCCTGTCGGTCGCACGGCCGATCGAAGCATGAAGGCTGTGACCCTCGGGCAGCGGCGTCCATCCGGTGGTGCCGGAGATGGTCATGGGCTTGAGGAGGTTGCCGCGCTTCTCGACGATCTTACCGCCACCCTGCGTCATGCGGATCGCCGTCGCCTTCGGCTCGCGCATGCTGATCTGCTGCGGGTTGAGGTCGAGCACCACGAAGCGCTCGGAGTCGATCTGCTGGATGTCCTCGACGCCGTCAGGCCCGGCGTCACGACGCATGTAGAACGCGTAGCGAGACGACTTCGCGAAGCGCTTCGCGAACTCGAGGTCAGGCTGTGTCGGACGTCGGGGGGCCATGGTCTTCTATTCTACGTTCACCTTGGTCGACACGGCGGTGGAGAACTGCCCGACCGATGTCTGGATCGCCTGCAGGAAGGTGTTCAATCCGGCGATGATGTTGGCGGGCGTGACTGCCGTCAGAAGCGCGATCTGAAATGCAGCAGCGGCGGCACCGATCGGCACGAGCACGTTGGCGTCGAAGTCGAGCGCGCGGATCACGGGCTGGACGGCGTTCGCGCCGAGCTTCACCTGCGGAGCCTCGAGCTGGACCTCTTGATCGCTGCTCACGTGCGCGAACGCGGAGCCCTCGACGTCTACGTGTTGGCCAGCGATCTTCACGACATCAGATCCTGTGACCACGTACGCGCCGTCGCTCTTGATCTCGATGGTCGTGCCCTGGTGCTTGGTCAGGCGCCGCTCTCCGTCGATCAGCTTCGCGCCGTACGTCGACCCGTTGGGGCGCAGCACCCCGAGGATGATGGGGCGGTTGCGCGAACCCTCGACGAACCCGACGAGCACGCGGTCTCCGTCGGTGTCGTTGGCCGGCGTCTGCCGCGTGAACTTACCCGGTGCACCGACGCGAAGCTTGGTCGCCGGGTGGAGCACGTTGTCGTCGCCGTTGTCGAGTCCGTTCATCACGTCCAGGCGGCGGCATCCCGGGATCACGTCGCCGGACTTGATGTCGCGGCACGCGTACTCGACGTAGGAGCGCGATCGGTTGCCCGGCGATCCGACGAAGTAGCGCTCGACCACGACCATCTCGCGCAGCCCGGCGATGCTGTAGCCGGGATCGTGTCCAGTCAGCTGCTGCTCCATCATGCCCGCCTGAAGAGGCGTGCCGTCGTACGCGGTGTCGTCGCTCATCAGTCACCTCGCAGCGGGTTGATGGTGATGAACTTCGCCAGGTTCGGTGGGATCCGGTTGCCGGCTTTCCCGCCCCAGAAGAGGTTGTTGGCGACGCCACCGAGCCCGCTCTGGAATCCGCGCACCACGGTGAGCATCGACTGGCTCTGGCCCTCGCCGCGCCCGAACGTGTGGTTCACGCCCTGGATGTAGTAGTTCAGCTCGACGCCGCGCACCGACTGGTAGCGGAGGCGCGTGCCGCAGCGAATGTCGGGACGGTAGCGGCACGCGATGCTGCCGGCTCTCAGGAAGTCGTTCGCGGCGTACCACGTCGACAGCAGCTCGATGTAGTAGTCGAACACGTCGCCGAACACGGGGATGCCGGTCCCGTTCGCGTATGCATCGCCGAGCAGCGACGTCGTGAACATGAAGCGCGACTCGACCTCCATGCGGCAGACGCCGTGCCTCCGGATCGAGTCGATGTTGAGCTTCACGCCGTAGATCAGTTCCTGCGCGGCTTCCTCGAGATCGGGGAATCGGATCTTGAAGAAGTTGGCGACGTCGTGGCTCGAGGTGGCTGTCTCGACGTCGAACACCTCGGTGTGGTCGAGGTCGACCACGGGCAGTCGCATGAACGCGTCGTGGTCGTACGGCAGCTGCCGGTGGATGAGCGCCATGACCGGCGCGCGGTCGGTGTCGATCGTGTTGAGGACGCTGCGGTTGAACGCGCCGGACTGCGCGAGGTGCTTCTTCAGCGCGTTCTGTCGCAGGACGTCGCCGGGAGAACAGAACGACGCGGCGATCGACTCGAGGTGATCGTACAGCTCCTCGTCCTGCGACTCGCGGTCGCGCACGTCGACGAAGAACTCGTTCACCACGCGATTCGCATAGCCCTCGAGCAGCGACCACGCGTTGCCTGCCTGCACGATGCCGGGCGAGTTGGCGAGCGTGAAACCGAACATCGGCGTCTGCACGTAGGAGGAGACGTCGAGGAGCGACAGCAGCGAGAGCGGACGTCCGCTGCCGTTCGTGCCGCGAGGGAACGACCACTGCGCGCCGACGATGGTCGAGTTGGTCGCGTTCTGGTTGAAGATCAGGTCGAGCAACGTGAGGACCGACTCGGATGGTCCGAGCGACGCCGCACCGATGTCTGAGATGCGCTTGACGTACGCGGCGTCGAAGTACAGCTGGTCGATCTGAGCGAATGCCTTGTCCCACACCGTCTCGGTCTTCTGGAAGATGACGCCGAGGTCACGACTCGTGAGCGAGTACGTGTCCGTCGTCTCGCCAGCTCCGCCGGCGCTCGTCGACGCCGACACGCGATCCACGATCGCGAACGTGATGAGCGTGCCGTGCTCGCGCTCGGACTCGAAGAACCTGTGATCGTTGTCCATGAAGATGACGAGAAGATCGCCCGGCGCGATGATCTCGTCGAACGGCAGGCGCGGCACGAGCTGCGCCGTGAACACGCCGGCGGGCGAACTCGTGTCCTTGCTCCACGACGCCTGCACGATGTCGCTGTACGCGGAACCGTTCGGGTAGAGCGCGAGCGCGCTCCGCTCCGACTCCAGCGAGTCGCTCGACAGCCAGTGCGCGCCGGCTTGCACGAGACGTTGGGTCACGTCGCGAATGTTCACCGCGGGCCGCTGCTTGTCGTCGAGGAGCGCCGCGACCTGGTTGTCGATCGTGCGCGACACCCACAGGACGTCGCACGACGTGCTGACGTTTCGCGTGGTCATCCGATCCGCTTCTTCCCGCCGAGCGTCCCGGGCGCGCCGTGCTGTCGACGATTCGCGGCGACACGCTGCACGGAGATGCGTCCGTCGTACACGTACACGTTGACGTCGACACCACCGCCGCCGGCGGACGCGGTCGGTGACATGACGGGACCCTGCGTCGTCGGCGCGCCGTTCTGCGGCGCTGCGGCTGGCGTCATGACGGGCTGATCCGGCGACGCCTTCTGCAGATCGCTCATGTCCTGCACCTTGCCCGGATCCATGACCTGGCCGTCCTTGTCCTTCACCTGGTAGTGGGTGTGGTTCGGCACGCCCGACGTGAACGCCTTGCCCTTGAAGAGCTTCCCGAGGAACTGCCCCTTGCGCACGCGCGCGCCGGACTTGATGCCCGGTCCGACGGTCTTGGGATCGAGATGGAACACGCCGTGCTCGTAGCCCGTGTCGTCGGCGACGATCGTCACACCGAACCCGACCTCTTGCCCGGTCCCGATGCGCGACGCACGCACGGTGCCGTCGACGGGCGAGTACACCGACGCCTGCGAGCCCAACTCGAGATCGACGCCGCCGTGCGGGTTCTTGCGATCCGCACCCGTGGCACCGAAGCGTCCACCCGCGCGCGTGTACTTCTTCATGAAGTCGGGACTCGTCATGTCTCCGCTCGACGATGCTCCGCGCTGCTCAATGGATCCGTTGTAGTTGTTCGTGCCGACCTCGCGCAGGCGCGCGCCCTGGTTGGAGGGTTGCGCTGCATCGAGACCACTCACGCGGTAATCGGCCTCGTCTTGATTCTCGACGCTGCGTCCCAGATCAGAGACGCGCGTCGGCCCGATCGCGTTCTCGTTCCACATGTCTCCCTTGTCGATCTGGCTGCGGATGAGATCGCTCTCGCGCTCGGGAAGGCGTTGACCGCCAGGTCCGTTCATCGAGAGCTGGGCCTCCATCACGCGCGTGGTGTCGACCGAGATCGGTTCCGGGAAGCGCGCGCCGCCGCCCTCCTTGCGCATGCCTCGGAGGAGCGCCTCGATGTCCGATCGCTTGTACCCGGGGAGCATCATCGAGAGGTACAACGACGCATCTCCGAGCGCCTTCGACGAGTCGATCGGAGAATTCAGGTAGTCGGCCACGAGCGGCATCTTCGCGAAGCGCTGGAGTTGGAGCTTGAGATCGATGCCGCCCTTCGCCTGGCCGCGCGCCACCATCATGCTCGCCTCGCCGTAGCTCCCCGCACCTTGTTGGAAGGCCGTCTGCAACGCGAAGATGTTCGCGACGCCGCCGCCCTGTCCTCCTTGGAGACCGCTCATGACGTTGTTCATCGTCTGCGCCGACGCGGTGTCGCCCTTGAAGCGATCGCCCATCTGCCCGATGAACTGCTGGCGCGCAAGGAGTGCGTGACGATCGACATCGCCCGTCGTCACCGAGCTTGCCGCGCGCGTCATCGCGGTGAACGCCTCACCCCACCGACCGCGATCGAGCTGCGTGCCGATCGCGACGGCCATCACCTCGGCGAACGCACGCTTCTCGACGTCCTGACCCTTCGCCGTGTCCTTGCGTCCGACGAAGTCACCGCCGTGCACGAGCGACGTCATGTAGCTCGCGCCCTGGCTGCCGAGCCCGTAGAAGCCCTGGAGTCCTGCGAGGCCCTCCATCGCGCCGCCCGTGCGTCCGTAGGAGTTCTGCTGCTTCATCAGCGAGCCGACCTCGCCGTGCGAGAGCCCGCTCCAATACATCATCCTGTGGTTGGCGGCTTGCCCCGTGTCGTTGGGACCGCCCGTCATCATGTTGCGGAAGTTTCCCCACGCCTGCTTGCCGCCGCTGCGGAACATGTCGAGCGATTGCTCGAGGGCGCCGTCGCGCTGCTTGAGCGTCCCGGTGATCATCTCGCCGAACTGCTTCAGCGCCGGACCGAAGATCGGGATGTTGCCGGCGACGTTGGACGCGAGCCCGGCGACGTCGGTCTGGTATCCGCCGCCCTGATACGTGTTCGCGATCTGCTGCATCGGTGTGCGGTTGACGGCGCCACCGATGCGCTTCCAGTCGATGGTGCCGTCCTCGTTGCTGCCGAAGCGTCCGGCAGGCGGCGTGTACGGCGCGTACGCCGGCTTCGCTGCCCCGCCGGGTGGAGCCGCGCCGGCGCCGGCGGCCCCCGGTGCTCCGGGCAGTCCCTGCGCGAACCCCATCTGCAGCGTCGATAGGATCTTGCTGAGCACCGCAGCGATCGGATCCTGCGTCGACGGACCTCCGGTCGTCTGCATCCCGTTGCCGAGCGTCATCGGCGTGAACGGGTTCGCGCTCGTGCGCGACTTCACGCCCTTCAGGAAGGCGTCCATGTACGCCTCGCCGTCACGCTGGGCTGTCGAGAGATCCGCGGACAGCCCGATCTTCACGTCGTCGTTAGCCACGCTTTCCTCCCTTGTACGTGTCTACCTCGTCAGGAGGCATGCCGTCGTCCGGCGGTGGCGGAGCTGGTGTCGGGCTCGCGGTCTTAGCGTTCTTCTTCTTCGACTTCTTGAGCCACGCCGTCACCTCGGGACCGAAGTCGGCGGTCGGGTCCTTGCCCTCCGCGATCTGCTTCTCGATCGAGTCGATGAGCGGGTCACCCGTCACGTAGGTGACGGTCCCGTTCTCTTCCTCGATCGGAGAGTACGCTTCGGACGGATCGAGTTCGATGCGGTCCTCCATGTACTCCACGAACAGCTCCTCGACGGTGTACGTGGAGAGTACCGGGTCCTTGCGAGGACGGTTGTACTTCTTGCACCACCACCGCTCGAGCCAGTCCTCCTCGACGCGTCTAAGTGCTTCCGTCCGAAGGAGCTGTCCGAAGTTCTGGAACGCTGCGGTCTCGAAAGGAGTTTTGGAACTCCCTCACCTGGTCATAGACAGCTGCGAGCAGCCCCTCGTCAAAGCTGTCCTCGGGCTTCCACCACTTCGGCGCGTCGTCGATGCACACGCGACAGAGCGCGACCATCTCCGCCATCCACGCGCACCCGGTGTCGACGTTCTCGCCGCCGCACAGCCGCGCCTTGATGACGCCGTAGCGCATGAGGTCGCCGATCGTGGCGCGATGGATCGTGAACTCGCCGAGCTTGCGTTCCCCGTCCTCACCCGGATGGTCGATGTTGAACGTCTTCGTGAGTTCGAGCTTCTTCGCCTGCTCGGACTTGCTGATGTCGCGGACCTGGGTTTTGGAGTCGGTCATGTGTTCTTACGGGCTGACGGTCGGAAGCTCGGACTCGTCGAACGCGCGGATGGCGACGAACGACACGTTCTGGCCGGTGATGCTGCGCGCGCCGACGTTGAAGTTGTACGACGACGTCTTCACCTGCTGCAGGAGGAAGAGGATCTTCCCGCTGATCTTGTCCTGGATCAGCGCGTCGACGCCCTGGATCCGGAGGATGTCGTCGAACTTCGGGAAGATGTTCTGCTCCTTGATGGAACCCGGCCCGTCTTCGTCGGTCGAGGGACCGACGGCGATCGTGCGAAACATCTGCGCGGAGAACGTCACGCGGTACGCGGTCGGCGCGTGCTCGCGGACTTCGAGGTGGTCGAGCGTGTCGACACCCTCGTACGTGATCTCCTCGGATCCGGACACGCCCGACGCGTACCCGACGACCGAGTCGTTGAACTTGAAGATGGCGCGCGCGCCGGTGAAGACGTGCGTGCCTTGGTTCTGAGGAAGTGCTCCGCGGCCCATGGTTCAGCTCCTTACGTGCTGCTCGCAGCCGGCACCAGAACGATGGTGTTCAGCACGAAGTTGATGCCCGGGGTGGGCGTGATCGTGACGCCGGCCGACAACACGTCGCCGGAGAGCTTCGCCGTCATGTTGCGGTACGCCGGCGTGCGCACGCCGTCGATGAGCGAGTCGGTGATCGCGCCCGCCTGGCGCTGCGGCTCGAGCACGCGCTTCATGACCGCGGGTGCGGTCTGCACCTTGTCGAGCGTGCCGCCGGTGCCGACGAACGCGTCCTCGAGCGCCGTGCGGAGGTCGTAGCCGATCGCCTTCCAGATCTGGACGACGGTCTCCTCGGTGTACGCGTCGTTGTCGAGCTTCGTGAACGTGGTGATGCCCTTGTCGAGGCGGAAGCCCTTGTTGGTCTTCGAGTTGATCACCATGACGCCGTTGAGCGCCATGTCCGTGCAGTCGTCGTTGTCCGTCTCCTTCCACGAAGGATCGGAGGTGACGCCCGTCGCGAGGAGGTACTTCCACGTCAGCGGCTCGCCGAGCTGCGCTCCGGCGCGCATGCCCGCGAGCGCGCACGCGGTCGCCCACTCGGGCAGCGTGGCGATCTCGGCGTCGCTCGCGCGCTGGCGAACGAGCTTCTGCCCGACGAGGCAGAGGTGCTCGGAGTTCTGACCGTTTGCTGCGGCGATGATCTCCGTCTTCGTGCCCTTCATGCCGGACCACGCCTGGCACTCGTTGCGGCCGGCGGTCGACGAGACGAACTTCGCGTGCGCGACGGCGGACGCGAGGATCGACGCGTACGTGTACGTGTCGCCGATCCGGCCGGCGCCGCCAGCCGGTGTCGCGCCGAGCGCGTTCTCGGACGCGAGCGGCACCATCTGGTTGATGCGGACGCTGCGCATCGCGAGGAACGCGGCGACCCAGTCGGAGTTCGCCGACGTGCCGCGCGTGCCGCCCGCCAACGGCGTGGTCGTGAGAATCGCCGCCGGGCCGACCTTGCCCCGCGTGAGCGTGTCGGTGATGAACGAGCTGTTCAGGTTGACCCAGTTCGCGAGGTCGAAGTTCAGCGAGAACAACGTCGCCAGCGTCTTCACGTTGAGCGCGACCACTGCGTCGAGATCGAGCGGGTTGAACGAGACCGCGTTCGTGACGAGCGCCGTCGCCGAGTACGAGGCGAGGTTGTTGATGTACACGACGAGATCGTTGAGCGACGCGAAGTCGGAGAGGGTGAGATTGAGATCCTCCGCCGGCGTGTTCGGTGACGCTGTCGTGGTCGTGAGCGTCGTCGCGGTGATCGTCACCGTGCACGCGGTCGACGCGCCCGTGTACTGCATCGTGAACTTGCCGGTCGCGCCGAGCGACGGCGACACCTCCGACTGCAGCACGCCGAAGTCGTCCGGCCCGGTGATCGTGATGACGCGCTCGTTCGCGCTGCCGCCGACCGCGAGCGCGACCGAGAGCATGTTCGCGGCGAACCCGTACTTCTTCGACTTGAAGGTGTGGATCGTGTTCGGCGAGACCGGGTGCGCGTACAGCGCCTGCGTCGATGCGTTCACCTTGTAGGTGACGATCGTCGCGGCGCCGGCGGGGATGCGCGGGTCGTTGCCGGGTGCCGCGACGATCGCGGCGGCGTCGACGAGGTCACCGGACACGAACTCGGCCTTGACGTCCTCGGGGCTCGTCCAGATGCCGAGGACGTGCGGCGCGCCGCTCTCCGCCTCGCCGATCAACCCGACGGTGCCGAGCCCATTGAGCACGATGTTCTGGAACTGCGACGCGTCGATCTTCGTCGACGCGCCGGGGCGGACGAGAACGGCACCATTGAAAAGGACGCGCATGGACATCGTTGGTCTCCTAGTGTTTCGCGAAGATCTTCGCCCAATCCTCGACCGTCGCGTGACGGACGAGGGTGAACGCGAGCATGCTCGCCTTCATGACCGGATCGCGGACACCCGCGACCGCGAAGTACGTCTCGATCGAGACGGTGCCTTCCTTGGCGTACACGGCGTCAGCGTCGAGCTGCTCCTGTACGTCGCCCGGAGACTTCACCGGAACGAACGGCTGTCCGCGGTACGTCTTGCCCTTGCCTTCGGCGGTCATCTCCGCGTCATTGTACAACACGTATTGCCCCGCGGAGCTAGTCCTCTCGTGGAACGATGACGTCCCCCTGCGCGGCGTCGACCATCAGCTCGAGGGAGACGATCTTGGCAGCCTCCTCCGATCCGTTGAAATCGAACAGGCAGAGGTAGTTCGCCGTCAGCATCCTGAAGTACGTGAACGTCGGGAACCGCTCCGGGTCGTGATCCAGGACCTGCCCGCTGAGCACGAGATTGTGGATGTCGTACCACTGCGTCAGCTGGTCCTTGTTGCTCAGCAGGATGAACTTCACGAGCGTGTACAGGAACTGCGTAAGTCGGTCGTCTGTCGTCGCGATGTAGATGTTCGTGACGTGCTGCTCGGGGACGGCGAAATGCATGCGCGACGTCTCCGCGCCGCCGAACCGTCCGTAGCTCATCATGCCGGCGACGTCGCCGAGCAGCGCGTTGCTCGTGTCCTCCTGCTCGCCCTGATTCTCGATCACGATCGCTGGCAGCGTCGCGTCGTCCTTCGGCCAGCTCGTGTCGATGAACAAGTTGGCGTGGCCTCGCAGCCAGTCCTTGATCTGCTTGATCACGTCGGCGCCGGCCATCGCGAACAGCTCGTCGACGAGGTTGTTCTTCGGCATGTCGACGTTGTTGCGCACCTGCTGGATCGACCAGCTGATGAGCTGTCGGAAGATGAACTCCGGGATCCGCATCCCCGCCGGTTGGTTCTGCGGGACGGTGTAGTTGTTGGACGGATCGCCGACGTCGCGCGTGTCCGGGTTCTTCGGGTCGATGCTCATCCTCTTCCCTTCGTCTTGCCGACAGCTTCCTTCACGATCTGCTCGATGTCACGCCGCAGCTTGGGGAGCGTGTTCTTGAGGATGTGCGATCCCTTGAACCCTGGGTGCATCCACGACGACGGGTCGCTGTTCGCGGAGATGCGCCGGACGGTCGAGTAGCGCGAGCCCTGCGCCGTCTTCGTACGGGTCAGCCCGTCGTGGAGCCCGCGCTTGTGCTGCACGACCTGCTTGGTCTTCGACATGCCGCCGTCGGTTGCCTTCTGGTAGAAGGTCTTCTTCACCTTGCGACCCGCCGTCTTCTGATCGAGGCGCGCGGTGCCCGCGGTGTTCAGCGTCAGCTTGTTGATCGCGCGCTTCATCATGAACGGGATCTTCGTCGTGCCGGCAGCGCCCGCGGTCGTGTGCGTGAACGGCACGTCGACGTACGCGACGCCCGACTTCGACGTCTTCTTCGCGTGCTTGAGCAGCGCGTTCTTCATGTCGTACGCGCTCGCGCCGCCCTCGAGTGCTTGCGCGATCTTCGAGCCGAGCGTGACCTCGATGCCGTCGTCGGTCATCTTGATCGCGCTCGGCTTCTCGATCGCCTTGATGTAGAGCGGCGCGAGCGTCTTGAAGTGCTTCTTGGCCTCGGCGCCGACGCGCTCGCGGATGAGCGCGGCGATCCTCGGCCGCGCCTCGCGGAGCGCGTTCTTGTACACCTTGCCCAGCTTCGCGCCGGCAGCCTTCGGCGACGCGACCGTCATCACCATCTTCATCAACGCCTCCTACCGTGGGAACGGATTCACGTCGACGACTTGCTGCGGGTCGGTGCTCTGATCACGGATCATGAAGTCGAGCTTCGCGACCGCCTGCACCGGGAACTGGTAGTGGACACCCTTGATGGTCGAGTCGCGGTGGTGGTGCACCAGGTCCTGCACGACGTAGCGCGGCCGGTAGTCGTACAGGATGCTGTAGCGCGCGCCGGCGTCCGGCTGCGCGTCGCTGATCCACTCGAGCGACCCACCGTCCGCCGAGACCTGGAACTCTTCGTCAGCCGTGAAGGTCACGAGCGCGCCCGATCGATCCACCCACCCGACGTAGACGACACACAGCGGGCTGTACTTGAGCTTGTCGAGCGTCGTGCCCGACTGGCGCGTGATGCGCTGAGTGAACCTGCCGACGCCGTTGCCGAGGGTCAGGCGATCCCACGGACCGATGCGGAACTCGGGCTCGGCGGTGACGAGCTGGTTGCCCGCGTCCCAGCGTCCGAACGCGTAGAAGCTCTGGTTGAGCTTGAAGCCCTGCATGAGCATCTTCGTCTCGATGGGGTCGATGTAGATGAAGCCGAGCCCGTGGTCGCACACCGTGCAGTTGATCGCGTGATCACCCGGTGCGAGCCCGTTGCCCGGCGTGTTCGGGCAGAGCACCGCCTTCTCCCACGTGACGTCGTAGCCCTTGTCGGCGATGAAGCGCGTGAACGCGTCGCGGTCGAAGTCGACGGTGCCGTCGGTGAGCTGCGGATCCCACCCACCCGCCGGCGACGGCAGCCGGATGCCTCCACCGATCGAGACGCTGCCCTCGCGCGTGACCATCCCGCCGCTCACAGCGAGGCCACGACCATGCCGATGTACGTGCGACGCAGTTGTCCGATCTCGCCCGTGCTGAACTTGCCGTCGGAGCCCGGACCGGGAAGACCGAGGTCGAGCTTGTACGCGTCGATCTGCGCCTTGAACGCGGGAAGCTGACGCGAGGTGCTCTGCGACATGCCGTCGATCCCGAGGCTCTGCGACGCGATGCCGAGAGGTCCGATGAGGTTGCTCATCAGCGTGAGGACCTCGATCGCGGCGAGCTTGCAGATCGTGGAGATGATGTCGCGCGGGATCGCGTCCGGCTTGAACCCGGAGACATAGTCGACCTCCCACAAGCTCGGCATGGATCCGACGCCGGCGAAGATGAACGGCAGGTATCCAGCGCCGCTCCCCATGAGGACCTGCGCGAGCGTGCCGGCGGTCGGCACGAGGTGGAACTGGCTGTGCTCGACAGTGAGCCGCACCCACTCCTGCGGGAACACCTGCACCGTCGTGCCGGTCGGGTACACCGCGCGCACCTGCGAGACGCTCTGCGCCGGGATCCGGTAGAGCTGCATGAACGCGTAGTTCAGGTAGTCCGTGACCATGTAGTCGTGGACCTCGCCCGTGACCTCGCGCTGCAGGATGTCGATGTGCGTGATGTCCTCGAGCCGCGCGATCGCGTTCGCGATCTTGTCCTCGAAGAAGAGGTCGGGCAGCGGCTGCTCGCAGCGATCCTTGAAGGTGAACCCCGTGAGGTAGTTGTCCTTGAGATACTGCGCGGTGAGATCGTCCAGCGAGAACAACACCGAGAACCGCGACGGCGTCTGCTTGACGGTCGCGGTCGCGGTTGCCGAGATGCTGGATGCACTCACGCGTTACTTCTTGCCATGCTTGTCGTTCTTGTGGTCGTGCTTCGTCTTCGGGTCCTTGTCGTCGTCCTCGTCGGAGCCGGCGTCCTTGCCCTTGCTCTTCGGAGCCTCGACCGGAGCCTCCTCGACGAGCCACGGATGAGGCTTGGTGTCGCGGAGCATGGGGAGATCGTCCTCGTCGACCTCCAGCTCGGCCAGGCCGTCCTTGTCGAATGACACGGCACCCCACCGCGTGTTCACCGTGTCACCGCGGAGGCTGAGGTCGCGGAGCTTCGCTTTCACTTTCGCCATGACCAGAGCATACACCGCCGTCAGCCATACATCTCGGTGATCGCGCGGCGGACAATGTCGGGAGCTAGCTCGAACACGCGGAGGATGAGCTGACGCTCGGCAACCTGGTGGTGGTGATCGCAGAGCGTGACGAGGTTGTCGAGCGCGTCGTCTCCGCCAGCCTCGCGAGGGAGCTTGTGGTGCGCGTGCGTCCCCTTGCCTTCGTCTCGCACGTCGCAGCCGTCGACCTGGCAGGTGAAGTCGTCGCGCTCGCGCGCTCGCTGCTTCCACCATGTTGCGGAGCCGCCCTTCCACTGTGCGTTGTTCTCTCCGAACAAATCCCCATGATCAGAGCGCCACTGTCCTCGGCAAGCGTTCGAGCAGAACACGTGATCGCGGTTCGCGAAATGTGACGGCACACGCTTGATGGCCTTGCTGCACTGCTCGCAACTTCGCTTGACCTTCGGGACGCGCTTCGCAGCTTGAACCACAGGTAGTGAGCAAGTTCGACTGCACCAGCGTTGCTTCGTGATCGCGTAGCTGGTTGTTGCGAGAAACATCACGCCGCAGCCTTCGCACTTCTTCTTGATCGGAATCAGAACTCGCGGACGCGCCATAAAACGAAAAAACTCCCCGGAGTGTCAGCTCCGAGGAGAATTCTACCACCATTAGGCGGGCAACGATAGTCCGAGTCTTACTCGTCGCCCACGTTATCGAAAATCACGAACTTTCGGGTCGCATAAACAATGGGCATTCCATATAGGAGCATCGCCCACCGCACCGACAGCGCGATCGTCGCGAGCGGGATCTTCATCATCGGCGCGAGCTGCCGGAAGCTGATGGCCTGGAGGTTCATCTGCTTCAGGTACGCCTTCGACGTGTTCGGCAGGTAGCGGTTCACGTCGACGAACACCGTCGTCGCAGAGCCCGCGATGCGGGGCACCTGCCACATGAACTGCTCCGTGCCGGCGACGCCGCCGACGATCGGGCAACGGTAGATGTTGTACCCGGTCGTCACGTCCGAAGAGTCGGCGTTGTTCGTGATCGTCAGCGTGATCCCGTCACCCGCAGCTGCGACCGAGGCGATCGACACGGCGCTCGCGGCCGACTCGCCGAAGCGGTTGACCGAGGTCACCTTGTAGCGCCATGCGCCGACGTCCGAGGCCGCGAACAGCGACGTCGCGAGCGGACCCGCGGCGTTCGCGGCAGCGATCGAGGACGGCACCGGAGCGCGCACCGCGTTGGCCGATGCCGGCGCGTTCTTGACGCTGTTATTCTTGCCCGAGCGGAGGAAGATGTTCCCCTTCAGGTTGATGAGGCCCGCCTGCGTGCGGACCTTGTTCACCGACATGCCGACCGTGCCATCGACCGGCGCGGGCATGCTGAAGCGCTCGCGCGGGTAGAACTGCTTCACCATCGATGACAGCGCCTTCGGCGCCGCGTAGAGGTCCGTCGGCACGCCGTAGTTCTCGATGATGCGGTTCGTCGCATCCTCGATGTTGTCCTCGGTGAGGATGCCGCCACGGAGATCGATGATCGACGTGGTCGACGCGGACGGGTCGCTGCGGATCTGCGTGTCGATGCCGTCCCACGCCTCGGCGATCACGTCGCTGCGGCCGGTGTACAGCGCGCGCTCGACACGCTCGAGGATCCACACGCCGCCGTTCTGCGTCTCCTGCGCGACCACGTTGCCGTGGGCGGGCCGGACGAGCATCGTCGGGTGATCGACCTCGCGCTGCGTGGTCACGTACTTCACGAGCGCGGTGCGGCGCTCGTACGACGCGTCCTGCACCTGCGGCAGCTCGCCGGCCTTGGTGAACATGCCGCCCTCGGAGCCGTAGCTCGTCTGGACGTTGTACTCCTCGACCGTCGAGAACGCGGGCAGCTTCGGGATGTCCCGCCAGAACTGCACGTGTGCTTGCGTGAACGTGAGCACACGCAGCGTCTGCTCGAGGGACTCGACGCGCAGCGCGTTCGAGCCCGACACGGGCGGATTCTGGTAGCCGGCGCTGAGCGCCTTGGACAGCTCGTCGACGTCGCCCTGAGCGAGCTGGCCGAAGCCGTGATAACCCTCGTAATCTTGCATTCTGATCATAACGTGGCTCCTTCCTTACTTGCAGAGGTCGTTGACGATTGCCTTTTGGATATTCTCCGGCAGCGTCTTGGGGTCGTAGTGATCGGCTTCCCACGCCATGATGACGCGAGGGTCGATCTGATTGGTCGCAGACTTCGCGAACAGCCAGTCACCGATCTTGTCGGGTGCCAGGCTGCCGAGTTCGCTGACGTCGGGCTCGTTGCCCGCCGCGAGCGTGTTGTTGCCGCCACCCCACGGCGGCTGGTTGACCTCTGCCTTCGAGAGGATTGCCTTGCCACGCGGCGCGGTGGTCGCCGGTGAGTTCGCGAGCGACTTGACGAGATCACCCTGGTCTTCGACCGAGGTGCCGATCGCCGTGATCGCCTTCGCGAGCCGCGTGTTGAACTCCTGCTGGAGTCCGATGCCCTTCGACACGCGGTTGTCGATCCGCGCGTTGAGGCGGCTCTCGAGTTCGCCGATCGACTTCGAGATCGACTTGCCCATGGTCAGCATGGTCAGGCTGATCTGATCGACCATCGCTTCGAGGAAGTCCGAGACCTCGATGGCCTTCGCCATCGTCTCGTCGCCATCCGCGGTCTCGCGGAACGACTTCTCGGCGTCGTCGTCGTCCGAAGACGAGTCGTCGTTGCCCTTCGGCGGGAACGGCTTCTTCGTCTTCTTCTTCGGAGCTTCGGACTCCGCGTCCGATGCCGAGAACGCCTTCGCGGCCATCGAAGAGCCGTCGTCGCCGTCGTCCGAGTCGTCATCGCCGTCGGACTTCTTGGTGTCGGACTTGCCGCTCGGAGCCTTGTTGGAGAGCGGCGTACCTTCGGTCGCGAAGGCGCCCTCGGGATCCGCGTTCTCGAGCGCGTCACCCTTCTCCAGCTCGTCCGCCTTGCCTTCCAGCTCGGCGAGAGCCTTGAGCAGCTTGCTCTCTTTGATCTTGGTTCTCGGCATGATTTTCTCCTCCGTTCCTACTTACGCGTAGTAGCCCTGGATGCCACCGACCGCGGTGTAGGCGAACGAGAACGGCGTGCGGACGGCGCCGCTCACGTCGGTGATCTGGACGGTGGCGACGCTCGCCGCGACCGTGAGGACGACCGAGTCGCCCGGGTTGATCTTCGTCTGGAAGTCGAGCGCCGTCGGGCCGACCGCGTCGCTGAACGCGACGAAGAGGTAGCCGCCGATGGTGGCGCGCTTCGTGTTGAAGAGGTTGACCGGCGAGAGGCCGGACGACGAGATGCCGCCCGTGAGTGCACCTGCCGGCGAGACGGACTCGACGGAATCGGGCACCACGAACGCGGCGTCACCGATCATCACCTTGAACTGGTTCGTGTTCGCGAAGTTCGGAATGGAAGCGTTCTGCATCTGTCTTTCTCCTTAGCCGACCGAGCTGTCGGCGATCACCGTGAACGAGACGACGACAGCTGCAGTCGCCGCGATGAGGGTGGTGGTGCCGACGAGCACTGGAAG